TGCCTTGGAATCCTTGTGAACCTATTAATCCTTGGATACCAGTAATACCTTGATACCCTATTAATCCTTGAATGCCTTGGAATCCTTGTGAACCTATTAATCCTTGGATACCAGTATCGCCTTGAAACCCTTGAGACCCTATTAAACCTTGAACACCAGTAATACCTTGATATCCTATTAAACCTTGAACACCACTAATACCTTGATATCCTATTAAACCTTGAACACCAGTAATACCTTGATATCCTATTAAACCTTGAATGCCTTGGAATCCTTGTGATCCTATTAATCCCTGATTTCCTGTATCACCTTTTAATCCCTGAATGCCTGTAATACCTTGTGAATCAGTTGATGGTTGTATTTGTTGTAATAATGAATTGGATGAGTAAATAGTAGCATCATTTGAGCACATATAGGTAGTTGTTGCATAACTTGTTAATTTGCCTATAAATATATTTTGACCTATACTGCTTAATAATATTTGTGACCAAGTATTGCCAAAATCCGTTGAATAATTTAAATACATGTTATCACTCGTTAATTGATATTGTCCAGAGGTTGAAATACTTATATTATTATTACCGCCAAAAATATTTTGACCAGCTAAACTTGGAGTCCAAGTTTTACCATAATTACTAGAAATATAAATAGTACTTTGAGGCAAATATCCATCATTTACATAATTTACTATAGCAGTTTGAAATTGTCCAGATGCTGACATACCAATTGAAGAAAAACCACTTGAAAAATCATCTGACTGATAAATCTGCCAAATTTGTGTCCAAGTTTTGCCATAGTTGTTTGATACAGCAATATGTGCCCAAATTTGTCTTCCTCCATTAGAACTTCTTGTATATGCTAAACTTATATATTGTCCACTTGATGACATAGCAACATCTAAATATCTACAACTCCCAGATGATATGCCTGTTAATTGAGACCAAGTTACACCATAATCACTTGATATATTTAATTTATTACTTGAACCCATTATTAACTGATACATTCCAGAAGAAGATAAAGCACACGCTATTCCATTTCCAGTTGACCAATTTATTTGGTTTGGAGTTGGAATAGTTGATGCCTGGATTGATGACCATGTTTGACCATAATTATTTGTTAAAAATGCTATATTATCATTGTTATCTATTGAACATACTGCTAACTGATATTGACCTGTAACAGATATCTTTATTCCATTAATACTGTTTGTAGCAATATTTGATGGTACAAATGTAGCACCATAATCTGTAGACAACTGTAAACTAGTATAATTATTTGATACAAATGTTTGATATTTACCACTACTTTTTGATATATCATAATTTCTATTTACTGTTATTTGGTTTGAATTATTTTGACTCCAATTTTGTAAAAAGTTGTTTAATGGAAAACTATTTAAAGAGAATATATCAAGTGTTGATTCTAAAAATCCACCTATTATACCTTGAGCGCCCGTTATTCCAATACCTTGAAACCCTTGTGTACCTTGTGCGCCAGTTGCACCCTGTGAGCCTATACCAACAACATTCATGGTTGTTGTAGAAAAACCACTTCCAGAAGAATTCATCTGAAATAATGATACTGATGAAGACATATTGTTGTTATATATAAATTGCTATATTATTTGTTTGTTTATAACTAAAATAATAATTTATTATAATATACATATGAATATTAATTTTGATTTGAATGTGAATAATTATACTATTAAAGAGCTAGAAGACCTTTTAGGATTACAAAAAGAATATAATGAAGAATCCATTCAAGCTCAATTAAGCAAGTTAAGAAACAATATTATGAATGATAATAATATTACTATATCTATCAAAAAAAATACACTTGACTTTTTAGGTGAAGTTACTAAAAAGCTAGTTTCTGAATATACTAACAAACAAAACGTAATGATTGGTATTTATAAAAATATTTATAACTTGGATAAAAATTTGGATTCAACAAATACTTTGGAAGAAGGAAGCACACAAATCCAAGAAAAACCTATTCGAGCCTATGCCAATTCTTCCCCGAGTGAGTTTTTTAGAGGCACATTAAATCCATTAAGTAAAAGAATTCTCAGACAAAATATTAACATTGATACACGTTTTAGAGATAATTATTATACAACTTCATCAACCAATTTTCATTTAGACTTGCCTATTCGTCTTACACAAGTAGTTTCTCTTCAATTAGCAGCAATGGAATGGCCAAGTACATGGTACACTATTTCCAAAATATTTGGCAATAATAGTTTTTCAATACAGTCTGGAACAGATACCTTACTCATTACCATTCCTGATGGCAATTATAATTATCTAAGTTTACAAACCTATTTAAACAATTTTGTCTCCACTGCTGCCGCACCTTTTAACCAAATTCAATTCCTAGTTGATTTAAATACGCCTATGGGTTCTACACCATTAGGTGGATCAGGAAAAATGATTATTGGTTCTACGACAGGAACATTACAATTCTCACTTAATTTCTTAACAGGTGTTAATGGTTATGAAGATAAGGGAACACCTTTGCCATTAAGATTTGGCTGGTTGATGGGATTTAGAGAAGGTATTTATGAAAATAATACAACTTATGTATCTGAGGGTCTAGTTGATTTAGTGGGTTGCAAGTATATTTATGTTGTAGTAGATGATTTCAATAATTCGGTAAATGATGGCTTTTATGGTGCTTTTAATTCATCGATATTAAATAAAAATATATTAGCAAGAATAACGATTCAAGGAAGTATATATAGTATTCAGTCACAAAACAATTTAAATATTATTACTACTCCCAGACAATATTTTGGGCCCGTGGATATTCAAAAAATGCAAATACAACTTCTTGATGAATATGGAAGAGTGTTGGATTTGAATAATATGGATTATAGTTTTGTGTTGCAATTTCAAACCATTTACGATTTGTAAAAAATTATTTAAAGACATTTTGACATAGTATATTTAAATATATGTTCGTACCATTTTACTATATTAATAACAAATGGTGTTTTTATGAAGTCACTATAGGAAGTGTTTATTATAATTTAGAATGGAATACGTTTTCAAATGGGCAGTCTATTCCTAGTATGATGGCAAAACTATTTGATAAATCAAACAACTTGTTAGTTTTAACAATGAATAAGAGTAATACAGATAAAAATACCTATTGTTATTACAATTCTGTTGAACAATGTTATTATGATTTTGAACCTGATAGAAATCTAATTTTCGAGTTAGAAGATATTTGTTTTGAAACGGATGTTTATGAAGAGTTTGAAAAAGGTATAAGTGATTTATATAAACATTATGAATGCATTGAAGCACCAATAGAAAAAATGGAATAAATTAATAATTAATAATTCGTAAAATTGTCTTCAAATGTTCCCTTTGTTCCACCATCATATTTTACTGCTAACTTTTGCTCTAACATATATTCACTCATATTTTGTCCATCAATAATTACATCCGCCAATATACGGCCATATTTTTCGACGGCTATATTTTCCAATGAAATCGTTTTTCCCATAATTTGGTTTGATAATGTATCTCTTGCAATAATAGCCAGTTTTTTTTCTTCTGTAATCTTTGCTCTTATTTCAGGTGCGTCAATTCCATTTAATCTTACTGAAAATCTATATAATGGCGATCCATTGTAAGGCAATTTTGACGCAATCGTAATTGTATCTCCGTCGTATACTTTGATAACCACTCCGGTAGTCACAGGTGGTACAAATGGAATCGTGTCTTCGTATTTTATTTCTGCTATATGTTCTGAACCATCCTTTAAATCGTATATACTTTTTTCGTTAAGATTTATATTTTGTTTTGCATTTTTAAATCTATTACAAAAGCATAAATAGTGTGTTAAAATATTCATATAATTTATAATTATACTTTTTTGTATATTTATAAATCAATTTTATTTATAAATATTATTATAATATATAATATATAATATGAATAATTCGCAAAATTATTTGTTTCGTAATGTACAACAAACATTAAATATAAAAAAGGCAAATAACATTATGGATAGAATAAAAACAATTAATGTAAATAAAGCATTAATTAATGCTACTACTACGCAAAAACCTAAATGTGGCGATTGTAATGTTCGATGTTATGCAAAGTATAAAGATATGAAATACAATATTGAGACACTTTTTCCTTATTTTTTGGTAAAGTTATTAAAAGAAATAGGTGTAATGTCTTGGACTGGCCTACCTGGTTCAAATCAGTTAAATCATTATTTTGCGGTAAATCAATTAGGAATGCCTTTTAATGTATGTAGAAATGAAGCAAATGGTGGATTTATAGCATTAGGCGCAAGTAGATATTCTGGTGTTGCTGGAAATAAAAGACAACTTATTGGTTTATTTTTAGACCAAGGCCCAGGAATAAGTCAAGCAGTAAATCCTTGTGTTTCAGCTACACTAGACGGAATTCCTTTATTATGTGTTTCTTCCTATGATATAAATAGCCAAAATCGTAATCGTGTAATTCAAGATGTTGATCCATCTTTAGTTTTGGGAAATGTATCAAAGAGTTTTTATATGATAACACAAAGTGATATTGATGATGGGTCTGTTATTCAAAAATTGTATAATGCTATACAATCAGGGTTTTCGTATCCTCGTGGTACAATTAATATTGTATATGGATACAACACACTTCGAGCAGATGGAACGAATTATATGTCAAACTTTGACCAATATGCAACCACATTTAGAAATATGTTTGTATCTGAATATGGACTAAAACTAACAAATGAAGTACAAGTAAGTGTGCCTTTTACTAATTTGTTTACACCACAATGGATACAAGATAGAGCCAACTTTAATACAAATAACGCAGATAAAATTATTTCTACATTGAATTACAATACTTTTTTCACATCTGTATTAAATAGTTCATTGAAACCATTAATGATTATTGGTGTTGGCGCGCATGATTGTATTGATAAATTAATTGATTTTTGTAAAAAAACACAAGTTCCTTATCTTTGTACATTAGGAATGGCTGAATTTTCGAATTCAAATGATGATTATTGTGCCATAAGAATGGGTCATACAGCAACTTGGACAGGAAATAATATGGCAAATACAGCAGATTGTATTATAGCGGTTGGTTGCACTTATAATAATTATACATTTCTTAATTTTACATCACCTTTTCAACCAAATACAACTGTTGTAGGAATTAATCCATATCCAGAATTAGTTGATGCTACACAACTTATAAATTATTATATTGTCGATAAAATAGAAAATGTGTTAAATAATGTTGACTATACTACTTTACAGCCAAATCAACCTCGTACTGCTTGGTTTCAATATTTAAAAGATTTAAAAGTTCAAGAAAAGCAAAATAATAAAATGCTATATAATCCAAAAGTGACGAGTCCATTGTATCCCGGTAACATTTATCCCATATTACAAAGACAATTAGATAACTTTATTGCTAAAAATCCATTATCGAGTGTATCTTTTTTTGTTGATTCTGGAACAGCTCAACCCTTTTCTGCATCATTATTTACATTTAATAATAAAAGATATCATTTTTTAACATCGCATAAATTAGCTAGTATTGGAAATGGATTGGGAAATGCGATTGGCATGGCTAAATTTTATCCGAATGATATAATTATTTTAATTGCTGGCGATACTAGTTCATTGTTTTCATGTTCCGATATTATTTCAATTCAAGAGTTTGGCATTAAAAACTTAATTATCATCGTTTATGAAAATTATGGAATGGGTTTAATTGATGAAGAAAGTCATATTGGATTTAATAAAATGTTGGAATATGCAAATGGGTATAGATATTATCCTAATTGGGAAAGTATGTTTAGAGGGATGTTACTTAAAACAAATGTGGCAAAAACAACAAGAGAATTTAATTATCATTTTACAATTGGTATGAATAATATATTAAAAGAATCCTTTTGTATTGTTGCAATGCTTCCTAATTACGCTCCTTTTTCACCAGTAATTCAAATGGGAAATAAATTAACTGATATGGTTTATGAAAAAATTGGCGAAGAAGATGCTAAAATAGATAAATGTAGATTAAAACATTTAACATAAATTTATATCAGTATATATCTACATAATGATATAAACATAATAATTCAGTAAAATAAAAATTCACTTTAAATATTAGTCTCTACTTCGCCCTTCTTTTTCCTAGGGGCTCTTGGTTTTACAGGTTTTTCTTTTACTTCTTTAATAGGCTTTTCTTTTGGTTCTTTTACTGGTTTTTCTTTGGGTACTCGTGGAGCTCTTGGTTTCTTTTCCTTAGGAACAATCGTATTACTTGTATTATTTGCATTCGCGTTCGCAATCGTATTACCAATGTTATTTATATTAGCCAATAAATTTTCAAGCACTGAATTATTGTTTATATTATTTATATTGCTAAACAAATTTTCCAAAATGTTTTTACTACTATTATCAATAATATGATTTCCGTTATGATTCGTACTTGTAGTAAATGTAATTGGGTCTGAAATGGGTACACAGGAAGGAGGAGGTGGCAATGGTTCATCTGATACTGTCATAAAAATAGTCATAGGTGGTCCGCCATTTGTACCAGGAATTGTTACCGGAATAGGAACCGATGTACGAGGAGCAGGAGGTCTTTTACTCAATTCTTCTTGTGCAATCTCGTGAATAATCTTTGTAATTGTCGCAGCGATTTCAATTTTCTTATCTTCAAAACGCGTATCCGCATCCGTTTTTTCATCATTTGGTCCTCTTTTTGTTGGAGGAGGAGGCTCAACACGGCCATCTTCTTTAACATATGCAGAATAATGAGCATATTGCGTAATAAACATTAATCCTACTTTCTTATTTGACCACGTATCCGTAATTGCTTTAATTTGTAGCCTAGTTGGTTTAGGAATACCATAAAACATTTCAATCCCCTTATTAAAATATTCATCTGCGTGTGGAATCACATTTGGATCAGTAACAGGTCCATACAACAAATACACGTTCACAATCGTACTATCAGCAATGTCTTCCACGTATTCGATAAATGGCATATGTTCAATAGTCAATTCAGGTGGAGACAAATCATGTTCCAAACACGTGTTAATTAAACTGCGATATGTCTTGATTTTCTTCTCTTGAACTTCAAATGGGAACTCCATGTTTTCGGTGAAATAAGGCACTTCTCTCATATATTGCACCATTTGTAAATATTGTTTGTCACCATACTTCATATCAACACCTGCGTGAGCAATGCCCCACAAAATAGTCTCAAAAACATTTAAAGGTGCGTTCTGTTCGCTTTCGTGAGGGTTCTTATTGAAACCACAAGGAAATTCATCGAGTGCGACAATAGGTAGTAATCGTTCAAATGTAGGATGTTCATCTAAAAAATCCATGAGTTGTTTATGCCACTTAGGGTTTATAAACTGAATAATATTCATTCGGTTCATGTTAGTCATAATTAATAGCTCTTATTATTATAAGTGAATTCTTTTTAAGTCATTTGCGTTTAAATTTTTTTACTAATATAATATATAAAATGTCTTTTGGAGAAGTCTTTTCCAGAAAAAACCTTAACTTGGTTGTTGGTCTTATTACATTACTCATTACATTATGGGTTGTGATGTTTGCTGTTCCTAGTCTTTTTGTTAATTTGTTTAACACCCTTTTAGGAAATTTGATTTTGCTTGCGTTTATTGGTTTAGCGGGTATGTATAATATGAATTTGGGTGTTGGATTGGCGATAGTGTTTGTTATTTTGTATAGATTTTCTCATATGAGTTTAGGATATCATTGGTAGAAGTAGAGGATTTATTATTATATTATAAATACTAATTTGATATATGTATAATTACATTTTATACATATATTATAGTTATGAGTGATATTTTACGTATTATTGGAGCATTTGTATTTATATTTATCATCTATATTATTACAACCATTGATTATTTCGGAATTATTAAAGGTCATATTGTTCAAGAAGGATTCGAACTGGTAAATACATGGCCGGAAGATTTAATCCAGCGTTTCTTAGCATATCAAAGAACTATCGGAGAAAACGTATATAGTTATAATATTGATATTGTGCAAAAACAGGCGACGCCAGAAGAAGCTGAAGATTTGCTTAAAAATGGTTACTGGTATTGGCCGGATTATTTGAAAGAAGAATATATGGAAAAAGTGAATAGAGATAACTTAATCAGAATCGATCCAAAAGCATCTCTCGAGATAGCAATGAAAGCATATAATCAAACCGCAATGAAAGAGTTACTCGCATGGAACGCAAAAGAGGGCAATTTATTGTTGTATGGTGTCGACTTGGGAGTTACAGAAGGTCTACCAAAAAATCTACATAATACAATTAAGTGTGCGAGTGATGAAACTGGAAATACAGTTGTTCAAAAGAAAGTATATACAGGTGTTAATTTGTGGAATGGATATTCAGACTATGAACTAACAAATTTGAAAAACGAGGATTTACCGAATGAAATCCCTGGATTTTCATTTATAAAAGAAGCATGCAATCCATGTGCCAATTTGGATTTAGATAGAACAAGTTATATGTGTCCATTTGAAATCAAAATAAAAAAAGATCCACATGCTGATTTAAGTAGCAACTCGGATTTTAAAAGTGTCGGGATTACTCGTATTTGGAAAGATTTGTGGAATATATAAATAATCTAATTCATAATCCCATTTAAATTATCAATCAACTCTTTGCATCCATCTTGAATACATAAGGTTGTAATTGTTTTTCTACAAAGGGAGCATTTTGGATTTTCATTATTCATATGAATGACTTTACTAATACAATCAAAACAATAATCATGTTTGCAATTTAGTTGTATTTTGTTAGTTGAATCAATATTGTCTTCTAAACAAATAGGACAACTAACAAGTGTCTCAGAGTTTATATTATTATTACAAACTACTTGCAATTGAAATGATGATTTTTTTTCATTTGTAGGATTTACTGGAACGAGCATATAATTATATACTTGCGATGAAGACGAAACAATCGTTATATCTTGGGCATTATCTGGGTTATTACTAATATATTGTTGTATAAAGTCGTTCATAGGATTACTAAGATGTATAGATGCAAGTAAATGAATATGGTCCTCGATACGATTAATATATTGTTGTTTGGTTAATCCACTTCTTCCATATAAGAAGCGAATACAAATTGATTTTAACTCTTTGAGATTAAATCTTCTACGTAATGTGCTATAAAATTCATCATATTCGGGTGGATTACAAGACATATAAAATGTATGAATGCTATAAATAGATCTGGCTAAGTAAAATAACGTGTTATTATTGCATTCAGCTAAATGATGATTTTCGGCACAATAGAAGCAAGAATTTGTTGAGGACATTTTTTAAAGATGTTGATTTATATGTGTGTATTATTGTTAATTCTGTAACAAAAAGAAAGTATTTCAATTTTTTCAGAAAACCTAGGTTTTCCGAACCTTTCCTTTACATGTATTTATTATTTATCTTCTTCTAAAACTTGTGATGTTATTTAACATAGGCATGTTAAAAAAATTCCGATTATTATTAGTATTATTGATGTTACACGAGTGTAACGCGTAAGCATGAATTAATTATTATCCCTTTTATGGATATTTTTCCTCGATTTGTCTTCTAATTTAGATGCGGATACTTTCCAAAACCACGGATTATCATATACTATTTTAATATCTTTTCCTTCTAATAATCGTTGCCTAGCATTATTCGTATCAGGGTTATTTGTAAACCATTTTGTAAAGTGTATAAATACTCTTTTATAGTCTTCTCCTCGTTCGTTTTTTCTATGAATAATATCTATACGTCGAATAATGCCTAGGTTTACTTTTTGAAATATGGAGCGTATATGTTCATCTGTCATTGCTCCAAAAATTCTTGGAATACAGAGACTTGGTTCGTAATCTTTTAATTCACTTATGGTTTCCATTATATTGTCGGTATGTATGTATTATTGCTTATTTTCTAGTTAGAATAAATTAGATTCAATTTTATACAGGGATGCGCTCCTATACAACCCGCTCAAAAAATATTACATAGTTATTTTAACTAATTATAAATGTATTATACATACAAACAATATAATTAGTTAAACAGTTTGGCATTGATAATACAAATACAAATATAAAAATAATCTTAAATTATAATCATATATCGTTACACATGTGTAACAACCAAAAATTGAATTAGAATTTCTCGAAATTTGTTAGTTAAGGAAGGGTTCGGGGAACCTGGAGTTTCCTGAAAAAAAATTGAATTGCTTTTATTCTCTTGTTCTGTTCGTAACAAATACACGTATAACAAACTCAAAAGCCAATTAACAACTCTACTTAAAATGTCCTTAACTATCAAATACTGCAAGGTATGTCAAGATGCTGGTAAGTCCGAGTCCGAATATCGTTCTCACTTTACAAGAGAAAGTAGAGACCCTAATTCTAAGGTTTGCTGTCCCACTCTGCTTGCTCTCGAATGCCGTTATTGTTTCAAAGCGGGTCACACCATTAAGTATTGCAAGATTTTGAAGGATAACGAAAAGAACAAAAAGAGATGGGAACAGGAAGCCAAGAAACCTGTTGAAAAGAAAAATATGAATGAGAAGAAACAAGTTGCTGTAACTAACAAATTCACTTGCTTGGATAGCGACGATAGTGAAAACGAATTGGAAGAACACATTGAATCGCATAAACAAATTACCAAAGAAGAGTTTCCCCAGTTATGCGCATCGAATTATAAATCGAATGCAACTAGTTTTGGTGGTTTCAACTATGCGACCGCAGTTGCTACCAAGTATGTTGCTCCTTTGCCTGCGTCTATTCCTGTAAGATTATATCCTCTTAATAAAAAGAAGGTAAGTATTGCTGAAATGAATTGGGCTTCGATGTCCTCTGATGAAGATGAAGAAGAGGAAGAAGATTACGAAATGGTTCAAAATGCGTTTAATACGTATGACGAAAAGGAATGCTACATGACTACTGAAGAAGACTGGTAATAATATTATATTTATATATTTGTTTTGTAATTGTAATTATTTAATTTAAACCTTTTTTGTTTTACATCGATTTATTTTTGGTTTTCTCTATCAATTTGTTGATTTACTTCATTTATAGCTATTTCTACACCATCTACTTTATCGTTCAAATATTGTATATTATAATTACGAAAAATATCTTCCCAGCTATCACAACCGTGATAACTATAAATTAATTTAAATATATGAGTTTCTTTTTTAGAAATGATAAAATATATATCCAATAATTGTTTTATCTCGTCCAAAGACCAACTATTAAAAGGGTTTTTATTATCTGGCATTTTATCTAATTTTTCTATTAAATTTTCCATTATAATTAATATAATATAGAGTGTATTTATATCATTATTAATAATAATATCGACATTTGAATTGTAATAGAAAAAATCGAAATACTTTTAATCCTACATTTTTATAACAAATAATATTAGCAAAATGACACCCATATTACCATTTGAAATTATTAATTATATATTATCATTTGCTCCTATTAAATCGCCATCTGCCAAATGTATAAAACGTGTTATTTATATATACAATACAGACCATAATTGGTATTATATTGAAAATTCTTGTTTGTATAATATTAAAAATATAATGTCATTTTATAAATATTATTATCATAGTAAAGGTTATCCAAATAATTATTTGTTTGGTCCGAATGAATATAATAAATTTAAAAATTGAATTATAAATTATAAATCATAAATCATAAATTATAAATCATATAATATAAACATGTCATTCTTATTAAATCCATTTTATTATGCCTTTTCTGTGAATAGTATTCAGAAATATCAGAAACAAACTAACAAAAAGAATAAAAATATTAATAAACCCACTATTTTGTTAGATAAAGAAGAACCAATTGTAACCATCGATATTAATTTTGATAATATACAAATTATTGAAGACTATGTAACTAACAATTTGTTAGTTAATGCAATTTTAAATATGAATAATACATTTATAAAAAGGATAGCAAGTGAAAAAAGTATTATTAGTGAGGTTGAATGCTATGGTACTTTTAACAATGAAAAATATTCAATTGATAATTTGTCGTTTTCGAATCGAGATTAGAAAAAGTCTTTAAGTTCGATTTTACTTATATATATTATTTTCGTCTTTAAGTTGTTTTGGCAATTTATTATATAAACCTTCAACTTATTTTTTCCCAAAAGTAAAAAGGGAAATCAAAATTAGACATTTATAAATGTCCAAAATCCATTTACCTTAGACGTTTCCAAAACAAATAGTTGAGTTGTCAGGAGAATGCTCTAAAAACGCGTTTTTGAAAAATATATTTGTTACGATATTTTTTTTATTGTTTTTTGGGAAAAGGATTTAGAGACTTTTTCTGTTGAAACAATATGAAACAAAGTGAAACAAAAAAAGTTGCAAAAGTTGCACTTCCATATATTTGTAAAACTTGTGACTATTTTACACCACGAAAATCCAGCTATTACAAACATTTGGCAACTGATAAACACCAATTGTTGCAACTTGAAACACATTTGAAACAAAATGAAACAAAAGTTGCAAAAAGTTGCAAACAGGTATCCACCACATCATATATGTGTGATAAATGTGAGACAGAATTTAAAAGTAGGACAACTCACTGGCGACATAAAAAGACTTGTACAGGAGAAATTAAAAATTCTGATGAGAATTCAAGCGACCTAAGTCATTTTGCCAATGTTTTTGTTGATGCTATGAAACAAAACACCGAGTTATTTAAAGAATTAATAGAACATAGTAACGAAGCAAACCATCAAAGCAATAGTTTAATTAAAGAAATATCCCAACAAAATACAATAGTGGTTGAAAAGTTATGTGAACTATCAAAAGAAAAGAGCATGACAAATTGTCATAACACGAATACAAATACGAATAACTTTAATCTAAACGTATACTTGAATGAAACATGTAAAGACGCAATGAATATGTCTGAATATATTGAAATGCTGAACCCACAATTATCCGATTTAGAAGCAATGATTTATCTCGGATTCTCAAAAGGCACATCCAAAATATTTCTGAATGGATTAAAAGAGATGGACAACAATCAAAAACCAATTCATTGTAGCGACTTAAAACGCGAAGTATTTTATATTAAAGAAGCAAATCAATGGCAAAAAGATAGTGACAATAATAACATCTTGTTAGTTAAAGCGATTCGTCAAATCATCAATAAAAATATTCGAAACATTATTGAATGGCAAAAAACACATCCTGAATACAATGATCCCGATTCAAAACAAAATGATGTATATAATAAAATCATTATGGAATCCATGTCAGGCTCAACACAAGAAGAAACAAACAAAAATATGGCAAAAATATTCAGGATTTTAGCCAAAGAAACAACTATTAATAAAAACATAAGCGAATAAAAAATTGAATACGGTTTGTTAGACTATACTAATCTAAAAATATATTGTAACAATGGATATTGAATTCTTGAATAATACAAATAATACTTTATATACAAATACCAATAAAGTCGCATCATTTGACTTTGATTGGACACTCGTGAAGCCAAAAGACAACCGAAAATTCCCCAAATCAGTTGACGATTGGCAATGGCTTTATCCAAGTGTGCCTTATATTATCAAACAATTATATAATGACGGTCATATAATTGTTATATTTACAAATCAATCCAAACCTTGGAAAAAAGAACAAATCATTAACGTTTGTAAAACACTCGATATTCCGATTTATATCGCAATTGCATTTGATAAGACTTTCTATAAACCGAATGTCGCCATCTATGAAAAAGTCGAAGAAAAAATAGGCCAAATCGATAAAGCAAACTCATTCTTCGTAGGAGACGCATTGGGTCGCAAAGATGACTTCTCCAATTCAGACAAGATTTTCGCTGAAAACATTGGATTAAAATGCTATTCACCTGAAGACTTATTTTACAAGAAGAATACTAATAGTAGTAATAGTAATGATGAAGTCGAATTTATTATTTTACCTGATATTCCATTAGAAAAGGATAAAAAAGAAGTAATCATTATGGTTGGCTATCCTGGTTCAGGCAAATCTACGATTGCTGACAACATATGTAAAGAAAATAAGAATTATATTTGTATCAAAGGAGACGAATATAAGACCTCAAAGGCTATGATTAAAAAAGCAATTGAATATCAAGATAAATCTATTATATTCGACGCTACAAATGGCTCAAGAAAAAAAAGAGCCGAATATATTGAATTTGCCAAGAAATATGGTTATCAATCCTCTATCAAATGTATACACGTTGCTACAAGTTTGGAAGATGCTTATCAACGCAATAAAGAAAGACCTGAAGAAAAACAAGTGCCACGAATTGCTTACTCAGTTTATAAGAAATATTTTGAAGAACCAGATGATGTTGCAGAAGGTTTTGAATTAATTAATGTGTAATTAAATATGTAATATGTATTTTTTTAATGTGTTGTACCATTTAACCACGTTTGCCAATATACTTGCCAAGGTGCCAAAGGTCCTGACTGATTCGCGGAATTTTGCCCCGTAGTTTGGGTGACATACCAAGCAGGTGGAACCAATTGTGGATTTGACGTGCCACATGAACTCGCAACATTTGATACACTGGTGCCTCCTCGAAGCACGCCCGTTCCCGTTTGAACACGATAAGGAAAAGGCTTTTGTGGCCCTGTTGGATTCTGACATTTTCGCTGGACACGCAATGTATATGCACTCGCATCCTTGGGTCTGTGGAGTTGCTTGGTATAAGGAGCGATTGCTTGTTGAACTGACATTTTGTAACCACGTGCAGGCGTAGTTTGGCAACCAGTTGGTCCACAATTCTTAAAGTAGTTGACGTAAATTTCAGGCGTGTTAACATCATACCAGCAATCATTCGCAGCACTTTTATCATGAATGTATAATCCTTGACTTGCACTATCTGTTTGATTGCCTGTGTAATTTGGTTGCACCCAATTGGCAGGATATTGACCCGAATTTATCCAGCGCCAGCGTCCATTTATCATCTGTTTGTTTGACACATTAGATGCTTTTACGTATTGACTTGTTGTACCACGGATTTCGGATGTGGCGGGGCATTCAACCATGACTTGCTGGCCTTGATAATAGCGACCATTATTGCCACCATTTCCCATTGCGTATTGACCTCGAAAAGGAGTGCGAACCTGACTAAATGCCCATGTTTTACCGACGCGACCAAATTCGGGTTCTGAGCCTCTTAGAGAGAATCCCGCTTTTAAACCAGGGGTAGTATCTTGGATAAGCATTTCAGAGGATAGGGAATCGGGGCGACCAAAGGGTCCTTGGTGAAGCCAGTATTTATCAACAGGTTTACCTGAACGTTTGCTTCCATATTGAATTACTGATTTCTTTTTAAATGTGGTTAGTGACATTATATTATTTATGTAGATAATAAATCTTTTTTTATAGATATTGGGTTTTTAATGGATATTAGTTATATAAGAAAACATTTTCTCTGATTTGGATCCAAATGGAGACATTTTTCTAAAAACCAGATTAATTTACCGAACTTTATATTTTTGTTCATTATTTCTTTTATTTCTTGCTCAGATTTTATGTCATTGCCTTCCAATATATATTTGTTAGTTAGGCAGTAGATTATTAATGATGCTAAACTATAATAAAAGGAGTTGATCGAAATTGTCGCTGGAATAGTAGTCAATTGTATGATTTCAGGCGAGGAAAAATAAGGTAGTTTTACTAAGGGTTCAAATAAAGTTACAGAATTTGTATTTGTACTTTGTAAAGGTAATATATAGTTTGAACTAACAAATACAAAAGTATCATCGACAACAATGATATTTTCTGCGTCAAAACCATATATACAACATTTATAATCATTGACTAATATGGAAAACTGTTTGTATAAATCAGAAATCATTTGTATAGATTGTTTTTCGTCAAGTTGGAAGCCTTTTTTCTTTAAGTAGTTTGGCAAAGTATTAAATTCCCCGGCAACAAAATGAAGCGTCGCCGTATCCTTGTTATAATAACTATTGTGTAGTATTTTCGTGATAGAATGGATAATATTTATTTGATTTTTTGTTATTGGTTTATTTGATATTGATTGTTTATTTGTTATTGGTTCTAGTTTGAATTTCAATCTATAATAATTCGAACATTCTCGATGTAATTCATATTCACACATATTAATTATTTATTATTAAATAGTAAATCATATTGTATTTAATATTTAATTATTATCTTATTTCTAATTCTAATCCCAAATGCCTGTCTTATTATCCCAATACATATGGTCACCATCTACTATATTAAACATCGCTCTAAAAAAGGGCGACCTTGATAATGTAACATTGGTTCTATATTTGTCAATCGGGTGCGGGTTGGTAATCAACTCATATTTCACACTTGGCTTTCTAATTTTTTGTCGCATTTGATAAGCAAAATAAGCATAAAACATTCGGAAATATTGGAAATTAATTACAGGAGTATACTTGTTGGCAATACAATAATCACGTAAATATTCTTCACAAATATTCAATCCAGATATATCAGCAATATCCTCGCCAATAGTTAGTGTTGCATCATATTCGAGACCATCATATTTCGCAAATACCTCATATTGTGCAATTATCTCATCTTGTATTAATTTGAATTTAGATTGGTCTTTCTTTTGCCACCAGTTTGTTAAATCACCCTTGTAATCATACTTGCTTCCCAAATCATCTAAGGAGTGACTTAATTCGTGAGCAATTGTGAAACCGAGATATGCCAAATTATATTGTGTTCCGTGTGTCTCCAAATTAATAAACGGTTTTTGAAGATATGCATTTGAAACATACAACGCATTTTTATGTGGCACATATTGTGCATTCACAATGTAAGATGCTAAATTAGTAATTTGCAATGGATATTGCGTCCAATCGCCAACCGCCATAGTTTGAATCGTATCCCTATTTTGTTTGATATACTGCGTGTGTCTCCATGCGATTAACTTTAACATATTGTCTAGAAACTCATTTGGATTGAAATTTAATAAGGGCAAATTCTCATTTGTATAAACCAGTTTTTCTGTACCTAAATACATCTCTAACTTATCTAATTTGAATTCGGCATAGGAACACGTTTTTGGTTGTAGCCATGTATTTCGTCGAATCTTGTTGATAAATATTTGCTTCAAATCGTATGCCAAGTTTTTAGCATAAACAATATTATCTTCGTTATATGCATGTGCAATGTATTCATTGTTAAGGATAGGGTTAAAAGCATAGGCAGTCATAATAGTTGCAATTTGTGATTCAGAACGACGAATCGATTGCTCCATACCTTTTACTACTTTGCCATAGAATTGGTAATAAATAGGATGCCACTTATCTGTTAAACGTGCCACGTATCGTGCGACTAACCAGATCCAAAACGAGCGCCATTTTTCACTATTCCATTCATTCAATAGCAATTCGGTACAGAATTTAAAATAGTTTACATTAGACGTAACAAAAAACTCAGGAATTGCGTCATCTTTGTAGCCAAGTTCTTTGCAGTATTGTATCCAATCAAAACCATATTTATTATAGGCTTCGTCCGCGCGAATCACATTATAATAATTGTTTGTATCTTCTTTGATAGATGGTTCTGTCTTCGTTAATGCTTCAAAGAATAATTTTCCTACATCAAATGTGTCAATTGCTTTTACTCGGGCGCGTTCTTTTTCGGGTAGCACATTACGAAAGAGGCTATTTAAGTATTTCATAAAAAATGTTTTGTAACGGCTAGAATACAATTGTTTTTGTTTAGTATTAAAGTTGGAATCATTGTAATAAATACTAATGTCGAATACGGCAAATGTATGGGGTTCTAAATAATTAATGCATCTAGTTGCATCTTTTTTATCGGGCGCCATTTCCCATGAAAAGGGTCCCATCTTATTTGTTAGTTCATTCTTGTTTATATAAGCTAGCATTTTCCATAAATTATGTTTATCTTCACGAAGTTCATCGATATATTTGATTGTGTTTTTAAGATATTCTTTGCTACTGGAAACGGGGTTAAAGGTGAGTGCGGATTTGTGGAAATTATTGATTTCATTGGATAATATGGTGTTGTGATTAGTTGTGTAGGTTGTAATAATATCGCCTAATTCCTCTAATACTTTGTATTGGGTTATTCTAAAATCATCTATTTTTGTTAAATATTTGAGTTGTTCATCTAGTTTTAATTCGTCGAGCCATGTTTCGTTGATATAGGAAAAAAAGTCGTTTTTCTGTAGATTCATGTTTTTTTTCGTAAATGGCATTTTAAAATAGGATTCAATGTTTCTGTTTAATTCATCATTTACTGGTTTTGATTGTGTCTCGGAAATAATCTCTAATACGGGTTTTGTTTTGTCTGTTAAAATACTTTGATTTGCTCCGAGAATATTCTTTGTGAAGCCACTATTAGTTTTATTCGTTTTATTAAATTTTCTTGATTTTTTTCTATATATTTTGTTTCTTTTTTTTGTATGTTTTTTCATTTACCTATATTACAATGATATAATATTTATACCTTTGAAATCATGAATCCAAACTTACAAAATTAGTTATTTTTATTAATGTTGTTTAATAATTATATGCAATTTAATTATATTTACTTATTATAATATGACAACACAACTAACAAATTTAAGAGAAGAAATTAATGCGTTAATTGAAAAATATTTACCTGCAAAAGAAAATGAAAAAAATGCTCTTGGAGAGGTATTTACACCTGTATCTATGATTGAAACATTATTTGAAAAATTTCCAAATTCAGTTTTAAGTAATCCATCTTTTACTTGGTTAGATCCAGCTGGCGGTGTTGGAAATTTTATGTTAGTTTTATTTTTTTGGCTTATGAATAGTTTAAAAACAAAAATTCCAAATCAAGAAAAAAGAGCCAAACATATTATTGAAAAAATGATATATATTACTGAAATTAATAATATAAATGTAAAAGCATGCGAAAAAATATTTAAAACTATATCTCCAACAGCAAAACTAAATATTCATAAAGGCGATTTTTTATCATTAAATAATGGCGATACATTGAATAAATTAAAATGGCCTAAAAAATTTAATTGTGTAATTGGTAATCCACCTTATAATATTGGTGGAAACAAATTAGAAGGAACAAAAAGAACTCATATTGCATTTACTGAGGAGGGGTTAAAGTTATTAGAACCTAAGGGTTATTTGGCATATATTTGTCCACCATCATATAGAGAAACAGATACACCTATGAATAATCTTTTTAAAGAAGCAAATGGCCACTTTTTATTTATTAAAATATATGGTGCAAAAGATACTTCAAAACTATTTCATATTCAAGGGCGTGTAGATGGATTTATTTATCAACGAGATGTAAAAGGCGCAACAATAATAGATGACGAATTTAATGTTGTTACTCCAAATATTACTATAAATCTTGATAGACATATACCTAATTTTGGATTTACTATTTTTGAAAAACTATATAAAAAAGTATCTCAATTAGGACACATTGAAGCTTTTAGAAATACAGAAATGTCATCTATTAAATCTAGCACATTTGGGTGTAATGGGAAAAACAAAGTATTACACTTAATAGTAGAAGAGGGTAAAAGAGTATTTAAAACAACAAAAAAACATAGTTTAGCATCTGAACCTAAATTACTTATTAATGGTTTAGGAGTTCCTTATGTATATTATGATAAAAAAGGAGAATATGGGCCATCACAATCTCCTGTAATAGTTATAAAACCAAGTAAAAATATTGTTAACTTGATTACAAGTAATTTCTTTTCATTTGTAGCATGGGGATTAAGGCTGACTGGTAATAATAATTTGCCTTATTTATTTAATGCAATTCCTGATATTAGTAAAGAGACAAATTCTTATAAAACAATGACTGATATTAAAAAAGGCTTAAATCTAACTGATAAAGAAATAAAATTTATTAATGATAACTTTCATGAATATGAGTATAAAGATGTTGATATTATTGAAAAGTGCACAAAGAACTTAAAAACGCGCAAGACTACATTAAGTGTAAAGTCTAAAACAAAAAAGGTGAAAAAATAATAAAATACGTATTAATTATTATATTACAAAACAATTTAAAGAACAATATATTATATATTACAAAACAATTTAAAGAAGAATATATTATATATTACAAAATAATTTAAAGAACAATATATTATATATTTAAAACAATTTAAAGAGAACCCTTTAAGTAAAGGTCTCTCGCATCCATCCAAATTTGTCCAAGCATGTTACCTCCAATAACCTCAAATTTTCCATCAACGACCTTTGCCTTACCAAACCAGTCATCCTTTTTGATTTTGTCTTCACTACATCTTAGCGCTGGATGAACTAATATTTTACCTACACTTTTACGTAAATCTGCTCGCACTTCTTCATAGTTCTTAATCTTGTACTCACATATTTCCATCTGGACAACAGGTTTTGCCAAAGACCATAAACTCAATTCATCATCAGTTAAAGTAAATTGGCGACCCATTTTCTTCACTTTGGCTCCATCAGGATCGCAATTGCCTAGCAAGAATTTCTTACCATACTCAAGCATTTGTGCTCGTCTTTTTTCATCAGTTAATAACTCTGCAACACACGTAAATTTTTCTCCTTGAAAGCAACATTCTCCATTTGCGTATTCTCTTTGGTTCCCATTAGCTTCATCCACGATAACTACTTTGCCTTCCCAAAAATTGCTTAGCGAACGATATTCGTTTTTCTTGGCGAAGAAAGTAGCAACACCAGCTTCCAAATTTTTCTTATCACTTGCACTCATCTTTAAGTTACTTTAGAATATATTATTACGTGATTGTTGTAAATCAATTATTGAATAAATTTATTTCAACTTTTTTCCACCTTTTTACAGGGCGTGCCCTGTACGACCCAAAGGAAAGGTGGAGCCAAACATCAAAAAGAAACTCTATAAAATATTTCATCGTTCGAAAAAAACATGTATTATTTATTATATTACAAAACAATTTAAAGAACAATATATTATATTACAAAACAACTTAAAGAACAATATATTATATTACAAAACAATTTAAAGAACAATATATTAATTTTTCTGAACATATTTTGTACATCCAGTCGCATGTCTTAACGTGGCAGTTTTCTTTTTTAACCAATCAAAACCAACAGCCTTTTCCGACATAATATACATATCACCATCATGTAAGTCAATCTTAATCGGTTCACCAATCGCCTCTGAATGTTGATACCATTTGTAATAAATTGGCATACTTGCTCCCATTCGAACTGCCACCACTTTTCTACGCTCAGCATCCCCGTGATACCCGATCCCACATTTTTTAATATCGTAGTAATAATTCGCCTCTGCATTTAGCATAACATCTTCTGTCCACTCGGAAATAACTTGCCTAATTTGACTCATTTTCGGAATGTGTTTCCACGCCACAATACGTCCCTTTGCATTCTCATAATCCGGCTCTTGATCTTCATCCGAAAAGCATAGGTTCCAGCGAGCCAATTTATTTACAACGCGCCCTCTCATAAATGCTTTTTTGTCCATTGTCAAGTTATCGTTTTCTTTCATAAGTTTTTCTGTATCATCTTCCTGTAAAATATATTGCACACCTTTTCTTATTACTAATACTTTCGCCTTTTCATAACTGGGGTCAAAACCAGCATTTAAATCAAACAACTCGGTTGTTAATCCATATCCATTTAATTTTTCTTGTACTTTTTCCAAATGTTCAATTGAGTAGCCTTTTTCGTGCAATGTACCGATTTTTTGCATTCTGGCGTGATTTTCGGCAACATCGCCATATGTGATGGTGTATACTTTCGACATTTATTTTAAAAATTTTATATATAAAGGGATTGTTACTCTAAACAATAGAGTAAAAATATATTCAATTTTTTCTCAGGGAACCTTAGGCGCGTCTCGTGCCCGAGCCGTTGTGCCCGAACCTTTCCTTTAATGAAAAAAAACATGTATTAATTAAGTTACAATATATAGAAAGATTTTTTACTTTGATAGTGTTTGTTTGGCTACACCTTTGAAAAGGTGTAATTAGTAGCTAGAAATAGCATCGCAATATTTATTCATATTCATTTCAATATAGTTAGACAACTCCAAGTCGTACAAATAATTAAGCAGGTCTTCTTCGTCTTGGAACTCTTCTTCTTGTTCGTCTTGGTATTCTTGTTGGTCTTGGTATTCTTGTTGGTCTTGGTATTCTTGTTGGTCTTGGAATTCTTGTTGGTCTTGGAATTCTTGTTGGTCTTGGAATTCTTGTTCGTCTTGAAAGTCTTGGAGGTCTTGCTGGTCTTCATCTTCGTCTAAAACAGTGGCTTCGTCGTCTTGACAAATATATCGTTCAATCTCATCCATATTATTTTCGTCTTCTAATGCCTCCATCGACATACTTTCCCACTGGTCAAAGTCGTGAACCGTGAAGTAGGTTACATTTGGTTCACCTATTAATAAATCGATTACCTGTTCCATCTTGGGTTCCTTGTAAACAGTCCAAAATTCATCACTAATATCCAACACTGAGCTTCCATTGTACTTTAAGGAGCAAACGACCTCATATGCGGTTTCAGTGTCTAACCATTGGTTAATCTCAATCAATGCGCATTTAAACTCGTATTCATCTTCATTGGATGTAAAGATCTCCATTTTGGCCGAGGAGGCGATGCCACTATCGTAAAGGAAAGTAGCAATTAACTCAGGAGTCCAGTAGGATCTAATGTAAGGGATGAAGATAGATTGAATAGGAGACATTGTTATTGAGTAGTTTAGTGATGAATAGAGAGACTATTCAACAAGGACTTGGAGAGAGGATTTAAAATTTGTTTTGACTATATATACGTTGTTGTTACAGGATTCAATATCCGATAAAAGTATTTCAATTTTTTTCCACCTTTTTACAGGGCACGCCCTGTACGACCCAAAGGAAAGGTGGAGCCAAAAAATTATAGTGGAAAAACAAGTATAAGTCATTTCCAAGGAAAAAATACACGCAAAGACAAGTGTCTCGGGTATTTAAAATTTGTTAGTTAAATGAGTTACATAAAGTTTAAAATATTTTATTCAGGATAAATAACTTAAATAGAATAAGGAAAGGAAAGATTCGGGAAGCGCTTATGTACTTTGTTAAACATTGGCTTCCTGAGTTAAGCAAAGTGTCTAATGTGAATATTGTCTTGGACCATTAGTTTTTTAATATCATCGCCACTAATAGCGATACAGCAGTTGGCTGTTTTATCGAAAACTTTATGAACACAAGTGTCGAAACATTCCGCATAAACCGTGTAATTTTTTAACTCCCATTTGTGCGCGGTGTTAATTTGTTTTTCAAGAAAGTCCGTACAAATTTCTATATTATCAGATAATTTATCATAGTTAGAAAGACTATCATCTAATTCGTTATTTAAATGGTAAATTGCGTGTTTACGAATTTGGTTTAAGTCCTTTTTACGAAATTCTCCAAAGTCGATCATTTTAAGTAATTCGAGTTCACCTGCAATCACATATTCTTGTACTAATTCCAATGTGGCTACAACGGGAGTAGGAGTAAATTCAGTCATTTTAGAGAGTTTAGATTTGAGTAGAGAGTTTATAAAGTATACGTGTATTGTTACTGAATAACTAAGTAAGAAAAAGTAAATCAATTTTTTTTCCACCTTTTTACAGGGCGTGCCCTGTACGACCCAAAGGAAAGGTGGAGCCAAAAAATTATAGTGGAAAAACAAGTATAAGTCATTTTCAAGGAAAGGAAGGGTTTGGGACGCAACGGCTCGGGCACGAGACGCGCCCTTGGAACCTAGGTTTCCTGAGTTAAAGGTACATTTTGAGGTAATTAGGGTCAGGGTCATACTCATAGTCATCGTCGTATGCAGGCTTTTTTTCCATTGCTACATACAGAAATTGACGACATTTTAGGGTAGGTTCAAAGTGTTTTTTTTCTTCATCTTCGTCATACTCTGTCTGAATTTCATCGATACGAAAGTCCATTTCTTCGAGGATACGGAGCAAACTATCCCTACTCAAAAGTGTTAGGTAATAGCGTTGGATGCGCTCCATGTCATGTGCTAGGCCGGCTCTCATGACTTTTTCGTAGAGGGTTCTTTTGGCGTTTTTCTTCGAAGTGTTCATTGTTGCTTTGCTTGATTTTAATATGTGCCAAGTTCGATGAAAAAAAATGTGTTCAATTTTTTCCACCTATAAGAACCCTTCCTTTTCAAAGAAAAAAGGGGGGGGTCCTTTTTCTGTGTTTTTTCTGTGTTTTTTCTGTTTTTCTGTGTTTTTTACTTACGGTTTTCTGTGGTTTTCAGTCTTAAAAATCTTCGTCTCTCTCCCTCTCCTCTCGCTCTTGCACCAACTCTTCCATCTCCCTCTCCTTTTCCATCGCTTCTTCCATCTCCCTCTCCTGTCTTTCCCACTCCTCCCACTCCTCTTGGCTCCATTCCTGCTCCTCCTCGTAAAACTCTTCCTCTTCTTCGATGTGCTTGTTCATTTTTGATGCTATATATACGGTTATTGTTACTGACTAGCCAATGAGAAAAAAGCATTTCAATTTTTTTTTGAATACATATAAAAAGGGAGGAACTAAGAATTCCACCTTTGGGAAAGCTGGCGCCAAAGGTTATGAGAGGGAAAACGGGCGCCCTCTAAACTAAGTTCAATTTTTTGTGTGTAAAGGGCAAAATACGAGTAACTAAGAATTCTACCTTTGGGAAAGGTGGAGCCAAAGGATATGAGCGGGAAAAAGGGGCACCCTCTAAACTAAGTTCAATTTTTTGTGTGTAAAGGGCAAAATACGAGTAACTAACAATTGCAGGGTAATCCATCCTTTTTGGGGTAGAAAAATTGAATTGGAATTTGTTAGTTCATTTTGACGCAACAATATCTGTATTAACACCCAAAAATGAACCAAGTCTACTTTGCCTCTACTTACTTTGACCCTACTTACGGGTACACGTACATTGCCTATCCTTGCGCCACAGTGACTCCTTGCGCAGTCGATGAGTTGGAAGAAAAAGCGAAACCAAGGCAAACCCAAAAGCACAAGGATACCGCTCGCAAAACACGTATTCTGGACGAGAGAAGATGCACTGCTATGACGAAAAAAGGGGAGCCTTGCAAAAATTACAAACAGCGCGGTGAAGGGTGCATGTTTTGCGCTGTCCATGCAAAACCCCTGCCAAAAATTGACGAGACTCAGACAAGTTACTACGTGGAAGAAATCGAATATACTTACAAAAAAACCACTTGGTTTCAACGTTTCAAAAATTTCTTTGCAAATATGTAAAACACACTGAAAAAACGAAAAAACCAAAAAAACGAAAACACACGTTTTTTTTCAGAAAACCTAGGTTCCAAGCGCGCGTCTCGTGCCCGGGCCGAACCCTTCCTTGTGGCTTTGGCTCCACCTTTCCCAAAGGTGGAAAAAAATTGAACACACTTTTTTCGTTGGACTTAGAGTAAAATGAACCATTGACAAGCAAAAAATGACTGAACAAATTCCCCGCAACGCCAAGGGCTACCCAAGTGTAGGCCAGTTGACAACCAAGACGCGTTACACACGTGTAACAAAAAGACCCATCCACCCATTCGCACGGGCAATCAAGCAAATCAACTCTGTCTATCAAGAGGACTCATTTGAGTTTATCACAAGTATGTATAAATGCCACTATGTAAAAAGTGTGTATCCATTTTTCGTATACTATTTTGACTATGTACAAAAAAATGAACATAGTAGAAAAGACATGGATGATAAAGGACTTGTAAAAACACCACTCGCATATCAGACGTATGACCCTATATTTTTAAAATATAATGGAGACAACTAACAAAATTTTTAAGGAAAGGTTCGGAAAGCGCTTATGCGCGACGGTACTTTGTTAAACCCTAGTTTTCTGTTAAAAAATTGAAATACTATTATTGCATGTTAATTTAATTAACTCAAACGTATATCAAACTATCAAATCAAATCAATCAAATCCTTTCAACAATGTCTAACACTACTATCAAAAACGTCTCTCTCTACATCAAAAGAGCTGAGGAATCACATAACGAAGAATATATTAAAAACGCATTCGCAAAAACATTTCACGGCGATGTAAAATCTACCAAATTTATTCCAAAAGAAGACCAATACGGCACCAAGTATAATGGCGTTATTGTTCACTTTGACAAATGGTATTCATCGAATCAAGTGAAAAAGTTATTCGAAGATTTGGCCAAGTCGAGTGATGGTATTTGCCGTTTGTATCACGATACAAATAACAATCGTTATTGGAATGTAATGGAGTATACAGATATTAATAATCTTTCGGAGATTTTAATTTGCGATGAACTAACAAATATACAAAGTCTTTACAAAAATAAAGATAATGAAAATAATAAAGATAACGAATATATAAACCAATTAGAAAAACTTGTTAGTTCGATGGCTTGTCAAATGAATTATTTACAGAAACAAATACTTGAATCAGAACAAAAGATAAATCACGCAAACATTGCTAATACACAATTGTGTTTACGCAACGGCGACCTCTTGTGTCAAATGACAGAAAAAGATATTGAAGTGGCTAAGGCAAAACAAGAATGTTTCAAAGTGACGCTCGAAAACGCTATGTTGAAAAGCCGTTTGGAAAATGCGGATCAAGAAATTAACGACATGAATAATATTTTGCACTATGTAGATAACGAATGCTTGGAAATGAAGACGATGATGCTACAAAGTAAGATGGAAAGTGAATTACGTATATGAAAAGATAAAACCAAACATTTTATTGAAAAAAAACAAAAAGAAAAAGTTCGAAAAGCACCCTAGGTTTTCTGAGATAAATTAATAAAAAGGAAAGGTTCGGAAAACCTAGGTTTTCTGAGATAAAATTAATAAATTAATTGTTGATTAATCATATTTGTAAAATCGTTTTTTTTCGCATAATTTATATATTCCAAACTATAATTAATTTCAAACACATTTGAACCCATCATATCAGAATTATCAATAAGTAATATTATATATCTTACTTTATCGCTAACTGGATTTTCGTTTAAATAATTATAATAGTCTGTTTCATTTGTAAAAGTTATGCTATTTGGTAATAATGTATTCCATTCATTAAAAGGCACATAATTGCTACTATTGTCAATATAGTTTTTCATTAAGTAATTTTGAGTTAGTGCTGAATATGTCTTATCAGATGTTATTGTAATAGTTAAAGGCAGATTTGGATTAGCCAATAAATACAAAAATGTAGATGCACTAAATGTAAACCCTCCATCTCCTTCAAAAATCCAAACAGGTTTATTTGTAGCATAATGAATTCCAATACCATTTGCTAATCCGATTCCAATGGATGACCAATTCGTCGTACTTTCAAAACAATTTGGTTCAGTAATATCCATATATTTTCCAAGAGCATACCAATGATTGCCTACACCACAAGTAACGGGAATAGTTAAACTATTATTTTTATATGCTTGCGACGCAGAATAAATATACTTTTCTAACTGAGATATTCTTGGTAAATCAACTAACAATTGTGTATTTGAATTATTTAATGTATTAATCCATTCATTATTTGGAATTATATTTAATTTACTTAAAATATTGTCTAAGTTATTTACAACAAAATATTTATTGCTATATGCACTAGCACATATTTTTCTATTTACAAGGGAGTATACAATACTTTTTTTATTTAGTTTTTTAAATGTAAATTTATTTTCATAATAATCTGTTTTTACCGCACCCGAATAGTCGCCAATAACAAGAATGTGACTTGCTCTTATAACCGCATAATTAGCAGAATGATGACCTAGTGTGCCTAATCGTCCACAATAAACTGCTCCGGGTATAACATATCGCTGTTTCCATGTTGTTACATATGGTAAATTATTTCTTAGTATAAAGTCTTTTACTATATTGTAATCGATAAATTTACCTTTGCCTAAAACAATTAATGTATTTTTACCAGTAAATCTTTGATTTATTTCATTTACTACAGATTTTGCATATTTGGTCAATATACTTTTTTCAAGCTGTTTCATAATTGGATTTATAGTTGGGACCTTAATCATTTTATCTAATATATTAATATTTATTAATAAGACAACACCAATATTTTTTGTTTTCGCAAGATTATACGCATCATTTAATCCTTTGATAAACTGAAAATTATTTTCTATGTAAAATAAATTGCCAATTGTATTACTAATTTGATTAATATTCCACCATTGAAAATCATCTTCTAATCCCAATGGATTAAATGTGGAAATAATGATAAGTGGATAATTTTCCGCTTCTGCGTTTTTATATGAAGATAACGCTGTTGCTATTCCGGGCCCAGTTGTTACAAATAATAATCCTACATTGTTAGTATAGTAGCCATATGTAGATGCTACAAATCCATCTTGTAATTCATGACCAGTATTAACCCAACTTATACTATTAGGGGTTTTTGATAGTAATGCAGATATTGCTCCACCTGGCAATCCAAAAATATTTGTGATGCCCTTTGATACAAAAAAGTCCCAAAAATAATCAATATTAGACATTTTAAATGTTTTATAAAGCATTTTATATTATATGTAAATATTTTATTGTTGTTACACGCGTGTAACATTATATTATCGTAGGTTACTCCTGCTTCCATGGATACTTACTCTTTACCTTCATCGACTCCTTTATTTTCATTGTTCTACACGTTTCAATCTCAAAGTCAATACTATTGCTTTCATTACGTAGTGCCATAATTTCCTTTCTAATAATTTTTAATTCAGTTGTTAAAGCCTTTTCTTTCTTTTTTAATTTCCCATGATATTCACAATACATTGCCATTTTCAACACTTTTTTTTCTTCATCTTTTTCCGTGTTTCTTGTATAATGAATTATTTCGCAACCACACTTATATTCTTTTGGTTCATTTTGTGTCAATAATTTGTAACCGCTCTTTACTTGCTCGGTCGTCAGTGATAATTGTATAGGTAAATATTTTTGATAGTCTGGATGTAATAATTCTCTTTTTTTATTAGTATTTGTATTCGTATTTGTATTCGTATTTGTATTCATATATATTTGCTGTGAATATAATGTTTTATTTGTTTCTTTGCGTTTTAACTTGGATACTTGAATGGTAAGCGCATCGCGAATATCGAGTATTTCATCAATTATATTATACAAACTAAGTATGTGTTGGTTTCTGTTTAAAAATTCATCATATATTGTTTCTAATTTTGCCAAATAACTAACATCAGACATTAAACCTATTTTTTTTATATCGATTTTGGGTGGCAACTGGATAGCTGGTCTAGATATTTTTTTATTATTATTTTTATTTATAGTGGGTTTCATTTGATTTTCAGGTGTAACAAACAGGTCAATAAAATAAGGATAATTTCCGTAGAGGTTGGTGTCGATTTGATTCATTTTAAAAAGTGAGTTTAAAGTTAAATATGGTTGTTAGTTGATGAAATAGATTAAGGAAAAAACATTTCAACTTTTTATCAGAAAACATAGGTTTAACAAAGTACATAAGCGCTTGCCTTTTTATGTCTTTAAGTTGTTTTAATATATATTATAAAAATTGGCTTAAAGACCTTTAAATACGTTTTATAATATATAAAGAATTGTGGTGCGTAGAAGGGGTCGAACGGGTGGTTCCCCCTGTTAAAAAATTGAAATGCTTTTATGTATTATTTTATGATTTAATTAACCTGAAAATATATCAAACTAACAAATAATCCTTTAAAAATGTATTCTACTCGCAAAAGTTCTCGCATTCAACAACAAAAAGTATTGAAAGAAACAACACTTCGTGTATCACGTTTTACAAAGAAAACTCCTGAAAAAAAAGTTCCAAAGAAAAAGAAAAGCAAAAATACAGATTGTTTTATGTTATTATATAAATGCTCAGAAAATACACAAACACTTATACCTATTTATATTGATGAAGAATTAGGCGATACATTTATTAATAATATGGATTTGATAAAAGAAATAGATGGTGCTTCATTACAATACGCAAAAAAATGCTGTAAAGAAGTATATAATTATATGAACAATATGAATGCAATTATTCATCCCGAATTGACAAAAAAATTATTCGACTTGTTATCTACAAATAGTAAAAAAATGTTAAATAATCTAATACCTGAGTTTGATGCAATCAATGATGTAAATAATGTATATGTAAAAGAAACAAAAATGGTTGTATCTGTGAATACATGTGTGTTTGACTTTAATTGGGATATGGATGAACTAACAAAACTTAGCGAAATGGAAAATGACAGAGAGGATGAATGTAATGAAAAAGAAAATGCTGGTTATGAAAGCGAAGATGATTATTTATATGAAAAAAGATGGCAATAATATATATAACAAAACAACTTAAAGAGATATCGCCTTGTCGATTTGTGTGTATTTTGTAATACTACGGATTATCTTCTCAATGTTTTTTTCTGTTTCTTCTTGTGTTCCGCCTGACATCGCATTCATTAAAATTTTTAAATACAAATCATTCTTATTTGAATCTGATTGTGTGCATCCTGGATGCGCATCGCGCCAATGTAAAATATTTTTTATGTTTTTTTGGGCAATTTTTTTAATAGCATAAATTAACAGCGGTTTCTCATCTGCTTCTTTATTCCAAATATTGTTTTCTTTAACATAAAAGATTTCTCGTTTACCATCTGTGCAGTGTATTGGTCTCAACTCTTTTTCTAGGTCACGTAGTCGTGTCGAAATAATACTTGAAACGCCTTTGTCATGTCCTTCTCTGCCAGTTCTTTCTAATTCTTCAAAAGTAGGAACAACTGTTTCCACAAATTCACTTAAATTCATTGCATCTTTACAAGTCTCATTTAGATACACATTTAGGTTAAATGCTGTTTTGTTATTAGAGTTGTTAGTTATATTATTTGAATTTGTATTATTATTTTGACTTCCTGTTTGTTTAGACATATTAACAATAGTCGTCTGTAGTTCCTTATTTAGATTAATTATTTCCATATTTTGCTCGAACATCTTATAAATTAATTCAGGATTCGATAAAAGTTTAATATATTCTTCTTTAGCTATAGTGACATTCGAGTCGTCATTATTCGAATCTATCTTTTTTACACTTTTACACGTTTTATTGTGACGATAATAACTACTATCGTGCCTATATGTATTACCACAATGGCAGTGAAATAGATGATTTACACTTTTACTAGCCGATTCACTAGCATTTACTAGCCGTTTGTGTTTATCAGTTGACAGATGTTTTTCATAATGTTGCTTAACAGATGTAACATAGTCACAATTTTCACAGATAAATTCGCTTACACTTTTTTTACACTTTTTACCTAGCATTTACTAGCCTATATATAGTATATAGAAAAACTCCTAAACATTTTAACGCAAAAGTTACATAACATATTTTTCAATGAAAAAAATATTTTATTAGCATTATGATAAGAACCCGATTTTTACACCCTGTTTTTCAAAACTTATTTTGGTAAATCATTTTTGGACATTTATAAATGTCTAAAATCCATTTCCCTTTTTACTTTTTAGAAAAATTTTGTTATTGAAAGTTACTACCTAATTAACTTGATTTATTCTAATACCAATTATGATAATAAATATTTATATTTTAATTGTGAGCATATTTTATTTATATATACATTAAAAAACCATTTAAAGGCTCTTTAAGTAGGTTACAATATATATTATATCCGCATTCACATTTACATTTATTTCGATAAATAATCCGCCATAATAATTTCATCTTGTTCGTTACGCTTTTTAACCCACTGCTTCAAATGAAAGATAATCTGTGCTGGCGTAAATGTATTTTCAGGAATTTTCTTCAAAATAGAGGTTGATATATCGCGCTGGATAAATCGTTTGTAAATCTTGGTTATCTGATAATGGTCACATTTTTTCATCTCAATTAAATTATCAATTCTACCTGCTCTATATATAGCCGGATCTAATTTTTCAATGTGATTCGTCGTTATAATTACAATGGAATCATTGTATGTCAATGTACCATCTAACAAATTCAATAAATATTCCAATGTGATTTGGTTTTCATTTGTTTCTAATAACTCAATTGTACTTATATCTTCATAACCATCTTCTACAAAAGAATTTATTTTTGGTTTAGCATTTATATGTGTTCTCTTATTCACAATATTTGTCATCGCATCAATGTCTTCTAATACTACAATACCACCACCTGAATGCTTTGTATTAATATGGTCAAATATCATTTTTAATTCTTCATTCGTAGAAACAGATTTTAAATTAATATAGAATATATCGCGACCAAAATAGGATGCAATTGTTACAATAGTAGTTGTTTTTCCACAGCCAGGCTCACCATATAATAAAATACCTAATTTATTTGGGATACCCAATTCATCCATTAATTGCTTATCGTTTTGAAATGTATCTACGATACCATATAGGTAATCATCTTGATTGCGTTGAAGATACAAATTATCGAAAGATGCATAACGATTATTAACTGATGTGGTTTCAATCTCTTTTGTAATGATAGGCTTACAATTAAACTGAGTTGGCATTTTTCCTAATATTCTTAATGTAGTTTCTTCATTGTTGTCTTTGTTTTTAAGCAACTCGGTTTTCATAGTGATATACTCAGTGTATTCATCATTGATAACCTTTTCTATATCTTCTTTTTTAGTTACTTTAATAGTGTAAATATTCACTTTTTTATTTGCGTTTTGTCTTTTTGAACTATTTTCAATCCAAATCAATAATTCACTTATTTTTTTGATTATTTCAGGTTTGGTAAAGTTAGTTTCAATATTATCGATTGTTAAGGAAATGCACGTATCTATATTTGTATTTGTATTTGTATTTGTATTTGTGTTTATATTTGTGTTTGTATTTGAATATGGATGTGCATTAAAAGATGATTCGCACATAGCATACATATATCGGTTGCCACTTACATATGAATTATTATCTTTGACATAATCATTATGAATCTCCATTATATTTATCATATCAGAAGGTTTATAATTGAGTTTATTGGGAAGTATAGAGACACAAGAGTTTGAAGAAACGTGAAATATATTTAAAATGTCTGATTCTTTGGTAGCATATTTATTTTCAGGAAGTTTATGTTCCCTTAATTTAAGTTTTATGTCATAAACTAAGTTATTTAATTTATATGAAATAATTTTATTTAAATTACCTTGAACACTAGTGGTAGATATATCTATCATCCAAGCAATATAAATAGCATTTGCAATAAATATTTTAAATTTGTTATTTATTATTAATGATTCAAGATATTCAACCTGATTTTCATAAGACATATAATATAACATATAAAATATTGCAATTTGTAAAGTATTAAAATGATGTTTATTATACCAACATAATAAATCATCACAACACAATAAATCATCACACGTTTTTTTGGAAAATAAATCATGATAATTGTAAATTTCAATGATTTTTAAACTGCCACTTATTGCTTCACCATTTTGATTATATAATCTAATTGATATTTTAGTATATATATTTGTGGTAACCATAAATTGAACTTTATCGGTTAGATATCCATATAAAATGTCATAATATTTTTTAGGCAAATATTCAGTCGTATAATAAGGCAACATCATTTCTGACATATCCATATGTGTTTTAATGATTGTAATATTATTGGTTCCATTTGTCATCATTTTTGTATACGATAGTTTATTAATAATAAAATGGGTATATGGCTCATCGGCAGAACATTTAAATTTAATATTTATATCAGACAACACTTTTTCATATTGAACTGATTCATCTTTTAATGTTATTTCGTCTTGAATTTTTTCTGTGTATGTTACCAATATGTTTTCATGATTCTTATTTGCGCTTTCAATGATTTTCAAAAGGTTTTTTAAAATCTTATCATTTATGTTTGCTTTTAGTGTCATAATTCGGTTATTATCGCAATATAATACATCTCCATTATATTGCGTATGTGTATTTTTTCTGAAAATATTTGTTAGTCCACAAAAGATTTTATAGGTTGTATCTTTTATCGAAATAGCAATATAGGCTATATTTTGAAATGATACCGCACTAATCGTAGTCATAATACCCGCATTGATTGCGGTTTGATGCTCCTTGATGAAATTTTGAATAAGTGTTTTGCCAATATCGGCAGTAATAAGAATGCCAAGCCCGATAAATAAGGATTTGATTGTTTTTCTTTGTTCTGGATCGATTAGTTTGAAATATTCACTTGTTAGTTCATTGATACCTTTGTTTATATAATCGTGTGTCGAAGTTGAATGAACCGGAATATCCAGCTTAGGCGAATTGTTTATAATGCTATTTGTTGTAGTTGTAACTGACATTTTATAAAATGTATATATGTATTATCTTTTTTATACGCGGTTAATGAAAATAAAACGGGTTCAATTTTTTTCCACATTTGAAAGAATATATAATATATTATAGTTTTAACTTAAAGCCCTTTAAGTTGTTTCACAATATATTATATATTCGGATTAGGGACTTAAAAATAGAAATACAATCCTAACACACCAAGAAGCCCTTCTAAAAACACGATAAACATATGTGATTGTTGCTCCCACATGCTATAAGAAAGGAAAAAACAGCCTATCGCATATATTAAAAAGAAATGTCCGGGCAAATACACTTTTTTACCATTTACAAATTTTTGATAAAAGAGTGACATAAACGCGAGAACAATAAAAGACAATCCAAGATGATGCTCAATATAATCAGCCGCTAAAATAGCGTCAATCATTAATGTTTTGACGGGGTTCATTATATATTAAGTAGAGATTTAAAATATAATAGGTTTCAAAATATTGAATAAGTTATTAGTCCAACTGCAATTAACCCTAATGCCAACCCTAAATGATAATGGTATTGCATTGACCTATACATTTGTAACCAAGCTTTTGTTTGCTCAGGCGAATTAATATGTTTTAACATCCAATCACTTTTGGGATACAAAATATAGAAAAAATAATTTGTTGAAAAAGAAATGACAATGGTTAAACAGAGTAAACTAACAAACGGTAACTTATATAATCTGCCATTATAAAATATAGCAATCAACGCAAGGCCAAATCCAAGTGTGTATCCATAGTAATTAATTTTTAAACGTTCATTTGCCAACTTGTTGTATAATTGTCTTAAATTAGGTGGCAATTGGGATTTGTATAATTCAACTACGCGCGATTTTGTAGTCGCATTATAAAAATAAATCATAGCAAATATAAATACAAAAGAAAGCATACACGTGTAATAACAACAGGTCATTTATATGTATATATATATATATATTTTATAATAATCGATTATTATAATATGTATTACAGAAAAAATACTTTTACAAAAAATAAAAAATTGATAATTAAAACAAAAAGAAATAAAATGAAAAGAAATAAAAGAAATAAAACAAAAAGAAGTAAAACGATAATGATTGGAGGGAATAATATAATAGGTCAAGGAACTCACGGTATTATTTCAGTAGATCCAGATAATCAGAATATAGTAATTAAATCATATAGTTATAATAAAACTTTTTGTGCTAATTTGCAAGATGAATATAAAATGCAAGAATATTTACATACTTCTTTGCTACCAATTATACAATTTATTTATATACCATATTGTTGTTGTTATACAATAACTGCTAATAAATGTCAATATAAAATGGATAGAATATTTCCATTAGAAGATAAGCAATATTATGTTGTTGTGAATCTAAATATGCCTAATATATTTAATAAATTTTCACATTCCAGGATTGCGTATGAAATAGGATATAATAAATTGTTTACAATGTTTCATGTAGATATAGATAAATTATGTTATGAATTAGGCATATTATATTCATATTTACATTATGTTTTATTTATAGATGGTTATGATTGTGAATTACTATATGGAAGAAATAAAGATAATATAAATCAATTCTTCTTTATTGATTACGATAAAGTACAAAGGTTCAAATATGAATTAGGTCATGTTGTTTATCGAAAAGTAGATGAAACTACTATTGAGAATAAAGTATTATCAACAGAAACCAAATTTGCGTGGTTCTTATATTCTGCAATGGCTTCAATGTCCCTTATTCCAAGCGATAAATTATTATATAATACATTTATTGCTGGATACAAGAAATATATTCCAACCCAAAATAAATTTATACACAATATTGCAAATAAAGTCATAGAATTAATATATGAAATGAATGATAATTCCACTTTGTAAAAATTAATATATATTATAAACAATTTAAAGACCTTTAAGCACGTTTTATAATATATATTAAACTCCCATTTAAAATAAAAATAGAGTATTTGGATCCACCTTTTCAAAGGTGGAACCGAATGTATTCTCCTTTGAGTAACTAACATATAAAAACCCGTCTTCATCTTTAAACCCTTCGTATAAATTACTTATTAGCGATGAAGTAGGCGGTATTGAACCACATATAAAAAGATAAATCGCTGCCTCGGCGGGCAACTTAATTCGCTTTCGAATAACATAAATGAACTGTCCTACTGTTAAATCATTTGGGACTAAGTATTTTTCTTTGTCGATATCAGGAACATCTGCTCGATTTATTTTTTCACATATAATTGGAATCCTATCAGGATACTTTTCACGTATACGCATTGACTCGGATAATCGATGATCAAGTGAATGTTTTGACTTGAATTTACCAACAACCATTTATAAATATATAGTTTCTATATAATTATATCTTTATTATAAAATTTTTTATTTATTATTGATTGTTATTGATATTGGTATTTTGTTAGTTTGTTAATCTAATATACTAACAATATTTTTATACCAAGGGGCTTCATGTATAAAAATAGACCAATTCGAAGTAATAACCAATATCCAACCAAACAAATAAAACAATAGTTGGATTTCAGGTGTCATATATTTTTTCACATGGTTTGACCATGGATGAAATATAAATATAAGTAAAATCGCCATACAAATCGTAAATACATATTCAGTTCTTTCTTTCCAATAAAGTGTTACTGCAGAATACTTTTTTTTTAACTCTTGGTCATTCGAAATCTTTTCTAAATACAAATGTGATATGACCATTGTTATAAAAACAATTTTGAGAAAAATAACAAAGTAGATAATAGTAGGCAAAAAATAGTCGAAAAATTTTACAATAAAACCCATACTTATTTTATTATATAATATATAAATAATAAAACCAATCTAAAACCAATTATAAGGATTAAATCCATAATTTATCTCCAATCCCATATGTATTAAACCATGTACTCCAATGGCTACCGCAAATAAACTCAATAAGGATAACTTTTTATATGAATCAAGTCTCTTAAAACTACTAAAATTACTTAAAAATATGACCAATCCTGACAACAAAAGGACGCCAGTAACTAACAAAGACATAAACGAGGGTGATAACAGCATTTATATATTTCGCTTATATTATATATTTATTTTTGAACTTAAAGGGCTTTAAGTTGTTTGTTATAATATATATATTATATTCACTATATATGACGGATTGGGATACCGACGTGGAACGCGTATTGGATAATATTCGCATAAATAGTGCGGTATTATCACGAGAACACAAAGAACGTTATTTTTTATTAAAAAGCCGGCTTCAATATTTTCGTCTTCCTGTCATTGTGATTAGTAGCGTAAATAGTATTGTGAGTATTGGCTTTCAGTCATATATTGAACAATCAACGATTAGTATAATTACTTGTTTTCTTGCGTTATCCTGTTCTATAATAGGCTCAATTGAACTATTTTTATCCATCCAAAAACAAATGGAGCAAGATTTATCCAATTCAAAAGAATATTATTTACTTAGCATAGAAATATATAAAACACTCCAATTATCCAGAGAAAGAAGAGCTATACACGCAAAAGAATATTTAGAAAAAATATATTCTGAATATTGCAAATTAGTTGAAAACAGCGATCTAATCACTAAAAAAATACAAGACGAATTAATGACAATTGAAGAATATAAAGTACCTGTGGATAAGGTTTCGATTAAAGTTCGGCAGCAAGACACATCCGATACGGATACTGAATCATAATTATATTTATTCCTTTGAAAACAACTTAAAGACAACTTGCTATATATAGTTGTGAGAGTATGAGTAATATAGGGCGATGGGCCATAGTAGAAATATTATGATGCCAAGTAGGTTTGATTCCTACAATTGTTGTATATTGCTTATACTTTTACGTGTAAAATGTGCTCGCTTAACGAAGCGGTTATCGTGTTCGCCTTATGATATTAATAAGGTTGCGAAAAGTCGCCGGTTCAATCCCGGCAGTGAGCATTAATAATACAATTATTCTAATGAGTAATCATATTATTTATATTTATTATTTCAAATACTTAATCATCTTTCTTCCATCTGTAGCCACCAGCTGTTCCATTAATTTTTTCACACGCTCGAGAAATTACAGTACGATATACATTTACTGATCTTGCTGCCTCCGAAATACTTATATATTCTCTTATTAGATTATAATCTAAATCGTATTGTCTTATTTTTTTTGCACAAGTTTTAATACCTTGCTCATTACATTTTTTATAATACTCGGTTAATGTATTACTTATTTTTTCCTTTCTTTCATCTTTATGGTGTACAATATTTTTATCATTATTTTGTAAATGGTTTTCTTTTTGTTTTTTTAATCTTATTTCTAAATTATACTTTTTCATTCTATCACTAATTATTTTTCTTTTTTCATAAGATATTTTTGAACCGTGACAAGAGTTATTTTCGCCACTAAATAGTATACTCAATTGCTTTTTTGTTTCTTCATTATGTTTTTTATTATTTCCACCTGCTAATAAGTTGTATCCATTTGGATGCACGGTATTATACTTTTTAATATATTCTTCTTCATATTTATTAGTATCTTCATCAAAGCAAATACAAATTATTTTGTAATCAAAATTATCAAATCCGTATTTTTGATAGGCATTATATAAAATTTTACCAACAGTTCTTTTTTTGGAACGATGTGATTTCCATCTTGATTGAATATCTGCTTGTATACTCTGACCTACATACTTCATACCATTAACTTTATTTGTAATTAAATATACGTAACCCATATTCTAACTAACGTTAGTTAGATATCTTTAAGTCAATTAGTAATTATCTAAAATAAAAACATAATAATATATATTTCGCAATAAACAACTTAAAGACAATTGATTATAGTATATTGTGAAGGAGTATTACTCCTAGGTTTCAAACAGCAAAAATAATAAATCTTCAATTGATTTTATATGAAACCAGTATCCATCACAAAAATCTGCTTCGTTAGCTCAGTTGGTTTAGAGCGCCAAGCTGTTACCAAATATAGTTACTTGGAGGTCGCAGGTTCGATCCCTGTACGGAGCGAAAAATATAACTCATCACAGATTTCCAACAGCAATTAAAAAAATCAGCTATTTGATAAATATTAACGGAAATCAGTAAAAACAAGCATCGATGGCCGAGATGGTCTAAGGCGCTCGACTTAAAATCGAGTCTTCATAAGAAGGCGTGGGTTCGAGTCCCACTCGGTGCAATATAATTAGGAAACCCCTGGTTTTCCAAAACGGGATCATAGTTTAGTGGTAGAATATGTGCTTTGGGTGCACATGACTCGGGTTCAATTCCCGATGATCCCCACATTCATTTTTATAAATGATATTAATAAGTTGTAATGTTATTAATATTATTTTTTAGTGTTTTATATAAGGCAACCATATTGCTAATATATTCTTTTTTATATTTATCGATTAAATTATTTTTATATGTAATATTTATATTTCTTTGTGAATGCAACTTATCCAATTTCTCGTCTACTTGTTCTCTAAGTGCTTTAACATCTTGCCTATATTTTAATTTTAGTTGTTCTATGTTCATTTTATATATAGTTTATTTATACTTCTACTATATGTAAAATAATTCAATTTTATAAGAAATTATATTTTAATTAAATACTAAAATTAGTAAGCAAATTAAGTGATTGTCCGGATGACAATTGGGGTACTTGTGTGTAGCCATTTTGTTTCAGACTTCTTCGAATACCTTGAAGTAAATTTGAATAACTTATTGCGTATTTGTTAGTTTGTAATGTATTCATAAATGTATATGTTAACGCACCACCACTCACCATATTTCCGGATGCATCTTTAAACTGAGCGTCTGCACTTGTTTGACTATCTGTACATCCACTAAGCATAACTACTTTACTAGGAGTCAAAGATTGCTTCATGTTTATACTTGTATTATTTCCAGAATCACTATTTAAATAATTATAACGTAAATCAAATGAGGTTCCACTATTGCAACAATCTAACAAAGCAAACAATTGCACACCAGGTTTTAAATTCGTATTAATTAGTTGCTTTATTTGATCATCAATAATAAGTTTACTATTATTAGTTAAAGAATCAAGAGGAACTAACACGCTATCATATCCTGATGTCTCGTCTCCATTTTTATCAGATACACTTGAACCGTGACCACTATATACAAACACTAATTGATCCCCTGATTTTGCATTTTTTAATAATGTAGTTAGTTGACTTATAATATTAGCGTTTGTTGGCAATAATTCAAGATTATTTTTAACTACATCAGTTAGCATAACAACGTTTTGTTCTAAATATCCATATTGTTTAACAAGTAATTGTTTCATATTATTTACATCATTAATACATCCATATAATTGATAAGGCGTATTTGTATAATTAATACCAACTAACAATGCTTTTTTTTGTGGAGGAATATTTTTGTTAGTTGTATTATTTATATCGTTTAACATTTTTTTGTATAATTGTGAAACCGCCATTTTATAATTTAAAATTAACTTGTCTATTTCTACACGTAGATTTGGATTACGTTGCATTTTAAGTTTTTTAATTTGTCTATTTAATACATTCGTAAGTTGTTTCACATCTTGATTGTATTTTAGTTTTAATAAATCCATTATTATACATTATACATGTATAATAATTAATACGAATTATTTTATTCTAACTAACTATATGCATTTGAAATATAAAACAAATAGCAGTCTACATATGGCATATAATCTAACACCGAATTAATATAATCGGCACGATCATCTATAAAGATAATATTATCGTAGTCACTTGTTTGAATATAATTATAGATATATTCACCTTTTGATATTTTATTGTTAGTATAATATACTTTATAATCATCATAGTTTAGTCCAATTGACTTGAAATTGTTTCTAGTGTAAGATTCATCTTCTTTTTTCCTTGCAGTCAAGAAAATTAGTTTGCCTTTTAATTCGTTAATTCTTTTTGTTAGTTCTATGAATCCATCCAAATCTGTATGGGTTGGTTCATAAATTATTTTTATAGGTTGATTACATTGATTAGATTTAGTTTGGTCTATGGTTGGATTAAAATGCAAAATTGTTTCATCAATATCGCATATAACTAGAGGTCGAGATATTTTCAGTTGAATGTCGTTAAAACTAGCGATTGTTTTTACAAACATATACTTATTTTAATTTCTGTCTTTAAGTTGTTTTCAAATATATATTATTTTCCTGATTCGAGTCTTTAAGTTGTTTTCAAATATATATTATTTTCCGCAATCGGGAAAAAATTGAAACATATTTATTTGACTTGTTAGTTTGTAAATAATAAGATACCTATTCCCTTTTACTAATAAATCATGTCGACCAAATTTGTTTCTTTTGAAATCTACTTTCAAATGGCATTGTATCCCGACGGCGTAAAAGGCTTCCAATACAATAATGATGTGGATGATAATGGAAATGTAATAACTTATATTCAAGAAGACGAAGACACCTTTAATATGTATGTATGCAATGATGTGCAATCTAGTTATGTAGTGAAAGACATTATTCAACAAAATAGTTTGTATAAACGTGACTTAAAATATGAAAAAAATGGGTTTTATATATGTAAAGTTGATATGCTTATTCCTAGCAATGAGGATATCAACCAATATTTAGAAAATGAAGAACATATAAATGCAATTTTATTTGATATGTGGACCAGTGACAAAGATGGATATTCGTGCTTATATATCAAAGACAAAAAATATATTATTGATATTAGCGTATCATTTATTTCGAACAACGATGTAGAAGAGAAAAAAGAAGAAGACAAACAAGAAGAATAAAAATAATGAATAAATTATTTAGTTGTCTAGCTTATCACTTATACTATTTTCTGAAATTACCATTAAATTCTGTCCAGACAAAAACCCAACTACCCAAAATTGCCAACATTTAATTTTTACTATAGTTTCCACTGGTAAATTAGGATTTTTTTTCAAGTATTCTTTTGAACTTTCTAATATTTTGTTTCCTCTTTCTTGATATGACTCTTTAAACATATCACAACAATGATGATTTCCAAGCATAAAAAGGTCTTCCATAAATGTTGCAATAAAATCGTCATTTGTATCATTTGTTTTATTTGTATCTGTATTTATTTTTTCATTTTGGAATTGTGTTTCAAATCGTTCAATCGATGTATGGTAAATTTTTAACGATTCTTTTGCATCTAAAAAATCTTTAACAACCACCTTTTTATTTTCCAAATCCTTATAATGAGTGAAAAAATATTTGATTTGGTCCAAAGTAATCTGATTTAAATCCGTGTAATTATTTATATTTGCGCCATAGGGATCCACTTTATCAATAGGTCGGACAATTAATTTTGGGTCATTTCCCGCATCATCTTCGGTTTCTAAGCATCCAATAATCTTACATTTAATACAAGAGCCCGGAATAAGTGAATGATTGGTTACGACAACTGCATCAATTGGGTCCTTATCCTCACTTAGCGTGTATTCGACGAAGCCATAATTAAATGGATAACTAAATGGGGTATGTAATACTCTGTCACAAATTAATACTTGACGTTCTTTTTCATATTCGTATTTAATATTGCTATTTTTAGAAATTTCAATAAATACTTCGACGATATTTTCTTGGTTACTGGTATTTTCTTGGTTACTGGTATTTATATCCATTTGTAAATATATATAATTATATCAAGTTATTTTTATATCATTTATTAAATTTATAATTTATTTGTTAGTTTATATATAGTATATAAATGCATTATATTTTAGATTATCTAGGATACATTGCTCCAATCATTATGGCAGTTATTTCCTATTACTTATTTCTTGGAAAACCTATTTATACAAACTACTTTTTTGCTGGTTTAGTAGCCAATAACATAATAAATATAATACTTAAATTACTTATTAAGGAACCACGCCCAAATAATGAGTTTAAAAAAGTAGAACTAGCCGTTAAACACGGAGAATATGTTTATTTCGACAAGTTTGGTATGCCATCCGCCCATTTACAAAATTCATTGTATATACTGGGATACACATTATTTGTATTAGGACCAACCAAGTTTTCCAATATGATTATTTTATACATTATGTTAGTTGCTATATGCGGGTATCAAAGATATACTAGTAAGAATCATACTATTTTACAGATTGGGATTGGGTCTGTCATTGGATTTATAGTTGCTATTATTACGTATTTTTTTGCTAGCAAACAAGTAAAGGGTCAAATAGAGGAAAAACAAGATGACAATGGTCCTTTATAAAGAATTATTGATTATTTAAGGTTTTATATTAAATATAAGAGAATATACTATATTATTTAATAATGAATAATATTGATAGCATTGATGTTGATACAGAAACAGGAGAATGGAAAACAGGTACAGTGGTAGTTGTGGTTCCAAAGGATAATTTGGAAAATCCAGATAATTTTTTCTATTCCTTACTAAATTTTTTTACTGGAACATTGAATACGTGTCAGTATACAAATGAGCCTATTGTAGTCGAATTTGATAAACAAATAACTGATGAATCTAAAAATAGGAATATAATATATACAAAGATTGTTTCATTACAAGAATTTCGACCAGAACAATATTTCACTGATACCTTTCAGGTTGATTTTGAGTATTCGCACTATAATTACAATGTATATAATTATTTTCCTTTTTATATTCGAACTAAACAGTTATTACAAGATGTACAGATATTTGATTTAGCTTGTGTCAATATGTATCAAAAGATGTTTTTGGGAATTAACCGAATTGATTTTGACACAGATTCTAAATTATATGAATGCTATTTTAAATTATTTGATACACATAGTTCAAAAATGGTATTTTTCATTGATAAAATGAGTTATGGTCAAACAACAATTACTTACCGATTTTCTTATAATTCAAGCATACTTGATGAACTAACAATTTTAATTATTTTGAAGAAAATTATGATTAAAGGATAGGAATATTAAATTTTTATTAGTTATTGATTATTGGTTTTATTGGTTATTCCTACTATATAATTTTATATGTGTAAATTATATACTATATTATGTCAAAAAATCCCTCTTGTATTGGCTGGACAAACCCTAATAACTTATATTATGGACCCGTTATTAATAGTTTATCTAGTTATTTTAGTCCGGCGGCGTCAACCAGTTTAGTCGTAATAACCGGTCAAAACTTTTATTCATGGTCTACAGTTAAGTTTGGCACATTTTTTCCAACAGTATACTTTATTAATTCTAATATTCTTGAATTCTATGTGCCTACAAGTGCTGCCCCTGGTACCTATCCAATACAAGTTTTTAACGGTTCTGTTGTATCTAACACCAAAGTATATACCATTGATAATGCAAGTGGCTACTGGATTTTAAACCCAGATGGTTCTATATCACCTTCTACAAATAATGGTGGCATCGATGTATCATCTGTTACTATCAATAATAATTTGATTATGGATGGAACCGCAGGAACAAACTATATTGAATTTCCTGATGGCACACAGCAATATACTGCGTTTCAACAGGGCATTCTAGATATTTATACCTATTCATTTAGTGGAATAACGCAGGGCCCTACAGCAATCGGCAATCATCAGATTATTTCATTTGGAACAACAACTCCGATTCCAGTTGCAGGAACGTATTTAATTACAGGACCTATTCTAATGAGTGGTGCTACGAATGGAGGGTATGAGTTTTATTTGCAATATGGAGTAATGCCACCACCTTTAACAACAATTACGACACAAATTGGTAATATATTTACGAGTAATATTACGGGTCCAGTTAGTTACAATTTATCACAAATTGTTACGCTTGATGGCACGGGAACAGACTTGGAGTTAATTATTACAACTGGAACTATTGTTTCAGGTAGTTTTACATTTAGTGGCACGTTTAATTTTACACGATTAAAGTAATTTTGGGAATTGACTTGGAATAGCGTATTTTGTTTTGCGACGAGTATTTGTCACTTGTTCTTGAATAGAGGAACATACATTTATGATTCCATTAGGTGGTGTATTTTTAAGTTGTATTTGTGGTAAAACAAGTGTTTCAGTAAATCCGGTCTTTTTATTCATACTATGTATATATGAAGGGAATATTTTTATTACTTGTATTTATTGTATTTATAATTGTTGTATTTATAATTGTTGTATCTATAATTGTATTTATTAAAAATAGGAGTTTTAAAGAAGGACTAACTAACAAACAACCTAATAATAAAAATAAAAATAATAATAATAATAGTTGCGTTATTTTGATTGGCGATAGTATATTAAATAACTCGAATTATATTGGACATGGACAAAAAACAACATTTGATAATTTAAAAGATATACTGGGTCCTACAGTTTCTTTATATAATTATGCAGAAGATGGTGCAACTATACAATATTGTTTTCAACAAGTAGATAAAATACCTATTGATAGTCTTAGTTATAGTAATGATAAATTGTGTATTGTAGTTTCATGTGGCGGAAATGATATTTTAAATTCGAGAATGAAATCGAATATAAATAATAATATTATCGATGTTAGTTTAGATAAGTTGTCATTACTAATTAAATCAATTCAAACTAAATTCCCTTCATCTCACATATATTTATTAAATCTATATTATCCATTTCATTCAAAATATTCTTTATATCAACCTAGTATTCAATCGTGGAATGAAAAAATACAGAAATTGACTAGAATGAGTAGGGATAGTACTCTTGTTAATATAACAGATGCAATTAGTGAGCCAAAGGATTTAATCTATGATATTGAACCTAGTGAGAGCGGAGGTTATAAGGTCGCCGTCTGTATTTCAAATAGTCTTTAATATATTTTCCGATAAATATAATGTCTACATTTAGTAGTATTTCGAATCAGTGTAATAATGGGAGCCAGTTTATTACCAGCAACAATTATTAACGGACAAGTTTATTTCTTATTTGGAAAAGAACGCGATTATGATGAAAATCCAGGATGGTCGGATTTTGGTGGCGGGACAGATGGTAAGGAATCGTTTATTGAAACTGCTATAAGAGAAGGAGGCGAAGAGTTAACTGGATTTTTAGGCGATGAGAAGCATATTAAGAAGTTACTAACACAACACGGAAACTACCATATTGATTACAAAAGTGAAGGGTTCGATGTTTATAGATGCCACATATTTCCTATGGAATATGATCCCTTTTTAGAAATGTATTATAACAATAATCAGGCATTTTTACAAAAACGACTTGATAAAAAGGTGATACGCGATTCAAAAATATTTGAAAAACAGCAAATCAAATGGTTTTCTTTTAATGACATTAAGAAAAATAAAAAACAGTTTAGAAAGTTTTATCAAAATATTATCGAGCTAATATTAAAAAATAAAGATAAAATTATCAATTTTGTCTTAAAAAATAATAAAAAAAAATATATAACGCATAAACAACGTTATTTATATAAAAAAAAAATAAATAATAAAAAAACACGACGATTATAATATAAAAATACTATTTACAATAAATATTTTTATATAAAAAATAATATTTAGAAATATTATAATGAGCGCTATTTTAGATCTCTCATGCAATAGTTCATATACCGACAGAAATCAAAAACTTGATTTTTCTATTGATATTACACTTGTTAACTTGACAGTAAATGATATTTTAGGTATTATGTTGGTGATTAATGATGAATCATTAACTGAACCCACAAAATATATAACTATTCCAAGTAGTTTTTATACTTTTGTTAATAGTAATACTGTTATTCAGTATAGTGTAAATGGGTTAACTAATGGTGGAGAATATACTGCTAGAGCTATGCTTGAAACCTATACAAACACATTATTTAAGTCGAACAGTGTTGTAAATCTTATACCATTTACTGTTCCATCCCAACCTATGTTTACTCGTTCCGATCCATCAAGCGCAGATCTTGTTGATTTTGGGTTTAATTTACAATTATTATTAAATGAATATAATAATGGCGGTGGTGAATTAACATATGTTAAATTTATTTGGAGTAGAGTTCAAAGCACAGGTGATGGGATGATTGATTTTCAAACATTTCCTTATGCTGGAACTACTGGTAACTACATTATTGATATATCTGGTAGTATGGAATTTTTAGACGGTGCTCATAATGGTTATGAAGTATCTGTTGTTGTTAGAAATTTGGCTGGAGAGAGTACTGTATCTACTACTCAAGTTTTAACTGCTACAAATTTACCAAATGTACCTGATTATTTTAGTGCTACATTTTTAAGCGAAGTTTCTTCATATGATTCTGCTCAAACAAAATTAGTTTTGGAAATTCCTAGCGATTATCTAGAGTCAAATTATAAAGATTTGGTTTACAGAGTTTTTTATAGTACCGCAGATGATGTTAGTTTAGACAGTCAATATATAGACTATACAGGTTCTGATATAATTGATGAATCATATAAATTTGTTTCCTTAATTGTCTATTTAGGATCTTGGGTTTATGGTAATACTATTTATTTTAAAGTCCAAGTTTTAAATACCAATGGTGGAAGTGGATTAACTATTACTGATTCAGTTGTTCCATTTTCTCGTACAGATGCTCCTTCTAATATTCAGGTCTTAGTTGGTCCTTTGGATAATAGTTTTAATAAAGTGTTAAACTCAGAAGATTATTATTTAACAGATGGTTCTGGTTGTGCTTATGTGTTTTTTACGGCTCCATCACCACTTATTTTGGGTTCTGGTAGCGCATTTGTTAGTTTTTTAGTTACTGATGAATTTGGTAATGTTTTGGCTACTTCTGCTGATATGAATGCTACATATATTAAAGTAGTTGGATTAAATAATTTTGTTCCACAAACTTTTCAAGTTTCTATAATGACATCTAAATCTTCTGTAACTTACACCAGTAACCCATCAGATACTATTACTGCTACACCTTTTACTTTTCCAGATCAAGTAGAAAATCTTTTATACGTTGAAAATGATACTTTTATTGATTTAACATGGGATTTAGCTACAGCATATACGAATGATTTTACTCCCTCATATTCTGTTCAATATAAGACGTCATCTGATTCTACTTATACCGAATATGACGTAACTAATAGTAACACTTTTTCTATTAATGATTTAGTAAATGCTAATAGTTATGATATTAGGGTCGTTCCTTATTTTAATGTTAGCATTGATGGCATTACATATAAATATTATGGCAATTTTATGGAATATAATGGTTTAGTTCCTTTTGCAACACCAACTTTAAATAATTTAAATCTTGTTGCTTTTGTTGGTCCATTATCTAATATAGATGGTACACCTGCCTATTACAATGAAAATGTTTTGAATAATCATAATGGTAATAATAAGGTTTTTTTGTTATGGGAACCACAACTTGATTTGCAATCAAGTATTAATAATTTAGTTCAATTTGCTAGATATGAAATTGTTTCAACTGTTGGAACTTCATCAAAAAATATTACAGATGTATCCGCATATTTTTATGAATTGTCTTCTACAGATGGCATTACTAATGGGGAAGCTGGTCAATGGAAAATGCGTGCGGTAACAACTAATGGTTCAATTGAAAAAACTAGTGACTGGTCTGATCTTACAGATATTGTTATACCATTTACATTTCCACAACCTGTTTCATCAGTAAATAATATAGGTGGCAATATGCAAGTTGATTTGAGTTGGAATGATATTGGTATTCAATATATTCAATTTATGCCTAACTATATTGTTGTTAAAAATGACACTAATGAAGTTATTGATGTTTCAGAAAATACTTCTGCTACTTTAACATATGATACAAATGGACAATATTCTGGATTTGTAAGAAGCTATATACAGCATAAAGCTACTGGAGAAAGTTATTATAGTTCTCCTACAACTTGGGGAACTATAGCGTTTGGTAAACCTAATAATCCACCAGGGTTTGATGTGGAATTTGGTCCTTTAAATGGTGTGCTTCAACCTGCGTCTAGGTTATCTGAGGTTGCGTATGGTTATACTGGCGATAATATGGTTGTTCTTACTTGGTCTCAAGCAGATAGTCAAACCTTGGGACTTGTTGATGGAGTTACATTTCAAAGATATGAAATAATGGATCCAAATGAAAATATCATACCTATTACTGATTTAATAACAACACGACTAGTTCTTGATTCTAGTAATGGTGTTACTAATGGAGTATCACAAACATATAAATTTAGAACATGGGTTAAGCCTTTAGATTCGGACGAAGTGTCTAGTGATTGGGATGCTATAACTGTAGCAGCTTTTACATTTCCATCTGATTTATCAAATTTAGTAAATGAAAATAATCTTGATGGAGAAGTTAGCTTATCTTGGAATCCTATCACACATGAAGTTGCTGATGTAAAATTTATTGTTGAATCTATAAATAATAATAATTTAGATGATACATTTTATACTGATAATATATCCAACACTACATTTTTCCAAACAGGATTAACAAATGGACAAGTCTACAATGTAACAGTTACTCCCTATATTGATTGGATTGCTCATAAATATTATGGTGCTTCTCAAGTTATTACTGTTTATCCTATTGGAACTCCTAATAATGTATCTGGGTTTCAAGTGTTAGCTGGTCCTCGTAAATCCGATTTATCACCAGCTCAGTATGCTTCTGATATTTCTGATAATACAACTGATGGTGATAATAAGGTAATTTTAGTATGGGATGATATGTCATCATATTTAGATAATTTGGGACCAGGTATTACTCAATGGACTGTTAAAATACTAGACATAAGTGATAATGAATTATTTAATTTTTCATCTCCTTCTAATTTAACTTATAAAGTTTTGGACGCTGTAAATGGCATTGATCAAAGTTTTAAAATGATATTAACTATACAAAATGTTGATGGAGATGTTCGTAATAGTAATTATACTGATTTATTGACTGTTATACCATTTACTTTTCCACAAGCTATTATAAGTAATACGATTGCTATCACATCATATGATAAAGGACTAGGGCTTTTATGGAATGATGTTGGGTATCAATATAGTTTTATTCCATCTTATGATTTATATGCGAATGGTTACACTCAGTCTACAATTTATTCTCCTAATAGCAATGGTGTTGTTGTATATAATACAAATGGAAGACACAGTGATGGCACTATTACTACTACTATCACAGTTTCAAACACACAAGATTTAACAAATGTTATATACTACAGTGTTCCTGTTTCTTTTGAGGGAGTTTCTTATGCTCCCTCAACATCATTGCCCGTTTTAAATGTTTATGCTGGACCATTACTTAGTATTGATGGTAGTCCAGCTTTTTATTTAGATGAATGTGGAATGGCTAACTCTATATTGTTAGATGGAAATAATAAAGTTCTTTTAGTATGGCCACGAGTATCTGACGCATCTTTAGGTTTAATTCAAAACGACATAGAATTTGTACAATATAATATTTACAGTAACTCATCTGAAGGCGCTATAGCAACGATTAGTGATATTAATATAACTTATTATGTTTTAACCAATGATAATGCAAATATACAAAATGGACATGGAGATGTCTTTTATATTGATGTAACAACACGCACAGTTGAAAATATTCCACAATATATTACGGGGGCTACTGTTAATAGTAGTTATGTTGTTCCTTTTACTTTTCCTCAATCAGTAGACGCAAGTTTTATAGTTACTCAATTAACAGAAAATTCTTATGCTGAAATATCTTGGTTAGGAATTGATAATCAATATGGCCCAGATGGTAATTACGCAGTATTTTATCAAGTTAATTCTATGAATAATGAATTTACTCAAATAGATCCAGCAAATAATACATCTCAAGGTATTAATTTTAACACTAATGGATTACATGAGCTTGAAATTACATCATACATTATGCCTGATGGTGTAAATAAATATTTTTCAACGACTAATACAGCTTGGAATTTGATTACTGTTGGCGAACCTCCTATGTTATCAGGTGTATATGCTTATGCCGGTCCATTAGTTGATTTGCAAGGAAATCCTGCTTCAACAATCGGTAGTGTAGGTTATGATAATAATGAAAATATGTTGGATGGAGATAATAAAATTCTTATTAGATGGGATAATCCTTCAGATATAGATTTAGGTCTTTCTAATGCTATAACTTTTAGCAAATTTCAAATTTGGAGCGATAATAATGGTTTAATAGTTGATAATATAACTGATAGAAATGCTAATTATTATATTTTAGGCCCTGAACAAAATATAGCTAATACAGTGGGTGATTGGTATAGTGTTGTTGTGGTTATTAGTTCTACTTCTGGTCAAGAAATGACAAGTCCTAGCAATTGGACTGATGAAATTATTCCATTCACATTTCCAACATCTGTTAATCCTGATTCCATTATTTTTACGTATACTGAAAGTATGTATTGTGAATATGATTGGCAGGAAGTAGGTATTCAATATGCTAGTTATATTCCATATTATGAAGTTAAAACTGAACAAACTTTAGGAGGAGATTTAGTATATTATGATAGATATATTACCTCGGGACAAAGTATTCTTTTTAATTATGATGGTATTCATAATATAACAATTACAACTGTAATTAATGTTAATGGTATAGATTATTTTGCCACAACAGATGCACAAGCTACTGTTACAACTACTGGTTCTTTAAATGTTTTAGACCTAATTGCCTATCCTGGTCCACTAGCAAATATTAATGGTGATCCTGCTTCATATGCGGCAGATGTTTTAACTTTTACAGATGCCAGTTATTCTAATGTATTGTTGAACGGTGATAATAAGGTATTACTAAAATGGCCATATCCTGATTTTAATATGCTTTCTGGTGGAGTTATTTTTGATAGCTATGCTGTTCATATGTATAATTCAACTACGAATATTGAAACTGATAATATTGCTATTATATATGATATAAGTGTTAACTATTGTATTCTTGATGTGTCGAATAATAATTGGTATGATTTTGCTATACAAGTTTTTGTAAAACCAGAATCTGGTTTTGGAGCTCCAGTTGGAAGTAGTAACTGGACTTATTCTAATTGGGTTATCCCATTTACATTCCCTGCTCCATTAATGATTGATAATACAAGTGTACAACCAGGTATTGATAATACTATTATTGATTTAACTTGGTCGGATGTTACTAATCAAAATAACTATAATGATGGAGGTTTAGAACCATTTTACTCTATTAACTATGCTGATGGAACTAATGCTTCTGAAGGTTTTACCTCTACAAACTATACATTAACTGGTTTGAACTATGGACAAATGTATAGTGGCAATGTGAGTGTTTATTATGAAGATAGCTTTGGACAATATCCTAATAATGTTAGATACTATAGTACACCTTCTGAACAATGGAATGCTGTTCCATTACAAACTCCAGATGTGCCTCTTCTAGACATTATTGAACAAGATACTAATCTTAATGTTACATTTGATAATTCAACAAATAAAGATTATGGAGCATATAGAACTTTAACAAATTATCTCGTTAATGTCACTGTGACTGATGCTGCTGGTGTTGCTGGTTCTACTGATTCTAGTTATAGTGTTGTTGTTGATTTAAATCAAAATTCTCAAGTATTTGATATGCCAACTCTTAATGGTGTTCAATACACTGTTGATATTTCTGCACAATATACTTATGATGACGGATTTGGTCATACTGGTACCTTAATAACTGGTTTAAATACTACCACTAACCTTATACCATATGGTAAGCCAATTATAAATAAGCTTGATACCACTGTGGGGTTTTATAGTGGTGATGTGCAGTTCGTTGTTGATCCAAATGGTAGATCATTAAGTGAAACTATTTTAGTTGGCATCCCTGATGCACAAGCTAGTAATGTTTCTGCTAATTGGAATTATGTGAATATGATGGATAATATTGATCTTGATAATGCTGGTTATGGTGCTCGCGTTGGCGAGCTAATGATTCAATATTCTGACCCATTTAATACTGAAGGATCTGGCAATAGCGTCAATTTAGCTTATTTATTTGCTACAAATGCTGCTGGTACAACTCAATATAATGAAGATGTTAGTGGTTCTGAACATGTTCCAAGCGTTTAAATATATTAATAAATTAACTTAAATAAATTATAAACATTTTATTCAATATTTATAATTTTTGAAAAATATTATTTTTTGTTAAATTTTTTAGCTTTTTCTTCCATCATTCTTTTTTCTTTTTCAATAAGCTCTTGTTTTTTATTGTTATTTGTGGGAGGCTGTTGGCTAACTATTTTTTCAGATTTATGGGTTACAGGTATATGTACCTGTTTTTCAATATGATGTTCTTTATTAAACTTTTTGATGTTAAATTCTTGTGCTTTTTTTTCCATCATTATTTTTTCACTTTTAATTATTGCTTCTTTATGAGCTTGAACTTGGACTTGAGATGGAACTGGAACTGGAACTGGAACTGGAACTGGAACTGGAACTTGGGATTGGGCTTGAAATTTGGATTGGGCTTGATTGCGCTTTTTGTTATTTTGTTGTTGAAGTTTTTTAGCAAGTTGTAAAAATTGCTGTTTCTTTGCCATTTTTGAACGAACGTCCATTTTATACATTATATAAATAAAAAATTTTTATCATAATTATTACTTCTAAATTCCCCAATAATATATTTATAATGTACTTAAAGACCTTTAAGTTCAAAACTAATTAAATATATTAATGTAATATCTTTAAACTTCAACAATTTTTTTCCCAAAAGTAAAAAGGGAAATGGATTTTGGACATTTTTAAAATGTCCATTTCGGGATTTAGTCGACCCTTTGGCTCCGAAAAGTATGTTGTGATCATAATGCTCTAAAACACATTTTTTTATTGATATTTTTGTCACGATAATTTTGAAAATTCTTTGCGGAGGGACCTTTAGGAACTTTTCTATGTAGTCTCTATAGACTACAAAATGGCTACATTTTTGGCACCAAAAGTTCCGAATAATTTCATATGCTACGATTGTGACTATTCGACGTCACGGAAAAGCCAATTTAACCGACATTTAATGACAGCTAAGCATCACGAGACTACATTAGACTACAAAAATACTACAAAAAAGGTTCCAAAAGGTTCCGCATCATATTGCTGTGATAATTGCCAGCGAATATATAAACATCACTCGAGTCTATGGAAGCACAAGAAGACCTGTGGACAGTCAACTGAATTGACATTGGCTTCACTTGATAATCTATCAGACAAAGATATAATAATGAAACTCATAAATGAAAACCAAGAGTTTAAGAGTATTATTATGGACCAGAGTAAAACGTTACACGAATTAGCGTCAAAAGTCGGAACAAATGGAAACAATAATAATAACAATATTAATTCAAATAATAAAACGTTTAATTTAAATGTGTTTTTAAATGAGACGTGTAAAGATGCGATGAATATCAGTGATTTTGTTAGTTCAATAAAGATGGACTTGGATGATTTAGAAACGACTGCTAGGATCGGTTACGCTGGTGGTATATCAGGCATATTTTCGCACAATTTGAAGGATATGGATACACGTATGCGCCCTATTCATTGTGCTGATTTGAAACGGGAAATATTGTATATTAAAGAGAATGGAGTATGGGAGCGTGATAGCACGTTACTAATTAAAGCGATTAAGGCGATTGCATTGGAAAATATACGGCAGATTAATGAATGGAAAAAGTTGTATCCGGATTGCACTGACTCTGATTCACGTAAGAATGATTTGTATTTAAAGATTGTTAGTAATTCGATGTGTGGAATAGATAAAGAAGAAACAGATAAAAACTTGGCAAAAATTGTTAGTAATGTGGCGAAACAAGTAGTTATCGAAAAAAATTGAAAAAATATAATTTATTAGTATACTTTATTAATAAATTATTGTATAAAAACTATTTGAAAACTGAAATTTAAAAAAATATTAATAAATATATTACATATGACTACTATTAAAACAAATATATTACAGAAATACAATGATATTTGTGTAAGTGATATTATGTATTTCTTTGAACAAAATAGCAAATCAGAGAATGATATAACTAACAAAATTAGAGAAAATATTTTAAAATCAATAATACATATTCCTGATTCATTTATAAGTAATAATGAATATGGAGAAAAATGGTTTGAGTTAAAAGGGTTATTTGAATTAACATTAAAACTATTATGTCCTTGTAATTATAAAAGTGTAAATATTGTTAGTAAAGGTGGAATGAAATATAACTATGATTTTGAAGCTCAATATATAAATGACTTAGGTGATATAATTTATGAAGTAAAGATTGAATTTAAAAATAATAATAATTGCGTATTAAAATTGCCACAATTTTTAGAATTGTATGATTCAGACTGTAAAACTAAGTATAATATATTTCCTTATTCATATTCCGAATTCTATTATGATAATTATTTGGATAAATATATAAAATTAGATAAAAATTTAATACTTGAGAAACCAAGTAAAGATATATATTTACAATATATTAAAGATATAAATTATAAACATCCTTTCTTTAATCAACTATACATAAATAAACATAATTTTAAAAAAGAAAAGGATGAAATTGTTAATGAATCAAAACAACAATTTATATATTTATATTCACATTGTTTTAGATTTGACAAACTGTCTGATAAAATTAGAGATTCACAAACTAACAAAGTGTATTTATTATGGGATAAAAATGAGATGCATACTGATGTATTAGATGTAAAAAATATAAAAATATCTGGAATAAAGCCAAATACTATTAAAAAAATGTGTTTTGATTTGGATGTGAATAATTTTATATATGATATTTGTGTGAGATTAAATTGGGGAAATAATAATGGTATAGCTAATCCTAGATGGAAATTTACATTTATAAATAAATAGGTAAAATTGTTTCAAGTTCGGTTTTTGATAAGCCATTATTACCAAAGAACAACTTTATAAATTCCTTTGTTTTTTTATTTTCAAAACTTGTTATAATTTTATTATATGTAACTAGTAGTTCATCTTTACTCATAGAACAGTTAGATAAATAAATAATATTTAAATGGTTTTCAACAACAAAAGGCATATCTAATTCAACAAGAGCATACTTAAAATTATAACTAGCATTACCATTTCCTCTATTAACAACAATAACTGGTTGATTATCACCTTCAACATAAATATATTGAAATTTACTATCATTTTTAAATGTTGTTAGTTTAATCTTATTGTCATTTGTAATATTTGTATTATATAAAAGTATTGTGTTATTTTCATCATTTGTTAGAAATTCTTTTTTTTCATTCCAAACAATTGTGCCAGTTTTAACGCTAAGTCCCATTTTTTTTAATGTAGTAGAGTTTTCGAAATATTTTTTTAATGAGTATGCGTCAGATGTAAATATAAAGCTATTATTTATTTTAATTGAATAATTACATTCATGAATATTTGTTATGTCTTGATTTATTTTTTGAATAATAAGACCAAATGTAGATTGTGATGTTTCAAGAAAATCATTGTTAGATCCATAATCAATAATTTTAATTATTTTACATGTTTGTTTAATATAGTTTCTAATAGATGAATAATAAGATGAATTTAAAAAGCTTTTAGGAATAATAAATGATAAATAACCATTCATTTTTAATTTTGTTAGCGAATGTAAAATAAATATGCCAAATATATTTGGCCTACCTACAATATATTTAGAATATTGGTGTGGGACATATTCCTTTTTACAAACAAAATAGGGTGGATTTCCAATAATTAAATCATATTTATCAATACCATTTATTGTTGTTGTAAAATCTGTATTTACAATAGTAACATCGTTTTCAAACTGAAGATTACAAATTTCATTATAAATATCTTTATTGAATTCTATACAATCAATAGTAGAATCAACTAGTTTTTTATCAATATAATTAACTATTTCGCATGACCCACAAGATGGTTCAAGAACATATTTTGGTTCTTCATCAAAGTAAGTTAATGTTTCATCGACAAGATTAGAAATAATAGATAAAGGCGTAAAATAGATGCCTTGTTCTTTTTTCGTGTCTTTTGATAATTTGTTAGTTAGTTGAATAGATAAATTACTGAAATGTTTTGACATTTTATAATTGTAGATAATAATATATTATTAATTATTATATTTAAATAAATATAATAATATATTCAATTTTTTATTCATAAAGAGTTCTTACTTCTTCGGTTTCCAAAACCACTTCAGGAGGAGATGGCCATTCAGAATACAACTTGGCTTTTGTTGTGGGTTTATCGAGAGCGAGTAGGTCTTTAAGTGCGTTCAAACGGCGAATAAGTGGATCCATTTTCAAGGGATATTTTCGCGATATTTGTTTCCAACGCCATTCAAATTGAAGAGCAGATGGCCAATCAGGGAAACCGGCTACGTGAACAACTCGGGTCCACGTTTCGCCTTGTTGGACTTTTATGGAGGTCGCATGGGCACCACCTTTGATTTCCTTGTTATGCTGTCTTAGACGCCGATTGAGGTCGACTGTTGCGCCTACATAGGTGTTACCAGATGTAGATTGAAGAAGATAGACGAAAAACTGTTTGTCATTTGTTAGTTTATCATCTGTTTCTTTTTCGAATTTACTTTGAACATTACTCATTATTTAATTATTGTTAGTTGTTATATTATATTTATTATCTAAACTAACAAATAAAATAAAAAATTGATTTTTAAATATATTATTGAATACTTATAACAAATACTTACAATCATGTGCGATACTTTTGAAATTAAACAATATACCATTGTGGCTTCTTTGAATGAAAGAAATATTTATATAAAATTAACCGATAATGTTAATTTTATAAATTATGAAAGCAATGTAGATGCCAAGGAGTTGCGACTTCAATTTGAATTGAAAGATATTTATAGTTTGATTAAAAACTGCTTTGAACAAAAACCTGATTTTAATGTTAGTTTCAATGTGAGTTCAGGAAATATAAAATTGGTATTTAATGCAAAAGTGGGAGGATTTTTGAATGTAAACTTTGAAGCATTGTTTAAAGAAAAGTTGATGTCGAATGATGGACAACTAACACTGAATGTAAACAAGATGGAGCAAAAATATAATACATTGTTTAAACGCTTTGAAGAGTTTGAGAAAAATGCTATTAAACAACAAGAGGAAAATAATAATATTATGATAAACTCATTTAATGATATTTTATTTAAACGTTTAGAAGTATCTGAAAAAAATAATAATAATCAACAAGAAGAAAATAATCGCATTTTGAAAATAATGGGTAACATGTATGTTTATGTTGGGATAAAAATTAATAATGTAGGACGTAGCAATCAAAGAGCAGTTAGCAATAATTGTGATATTGATATTCATAATACTTTTATAAAATTAAATTCAAAAATAATTGATATAGATAATAATACACATATTTATGATTTTTCAAAATTTAATGTATTTTATAATCTAAATACTTTAACTATTAATAATCCTGGATTTAGTAATTTTACTAATATAAGCAATAGTAATGTTTCTGAAATAGCATTAGGTATAACTAATGGTATACACGATTTTAGTTCATTGGTAGGAATACATAACTTTCCTAATTTAACAAAATTGACTATATGCTCGCCATCTTTAACCGATGTTGTATCAGTTTTATCTAGGATAAAACATAACATTAAAGAACTTAATTTTCGGTCATGTTCAAGCATTAATGTTTTAGAATTACAAACATATTGTCAAAAGAATGGAATTCAATTAGCGATTTGTTAGTTTTAATTTGTAATTTAAATAAAAAAATTGATTTACTTTTATTTTTTTGTCCGAATGCAATAACAATCGTAATAAGAATGACTAAGCCTAATATTGAAAAAATGTTTAAAAATACTTTTATGAAAGGTCCTAATCGCAAACACTCTAATAAATCTAAAATGACTATTCAAGATACAAATACAAATCTGGGAGAGCCGGTCTCAAATCTGGAAGAACCAAATATTCATTTGTTAGTTAGTCCAGTTGAAGAAACCGAAAATAATTCAAATAATAATAAACCATTAGTTCCTCCAGTAGATAATATTAATATATGTTTTGTTGGCGGAGTTTCAACAGGTAAATCAACAATTTTAAATGCTATCTTTTGTGAAGAACTAACACAATGTAAAATTAAACGCACAACTATGGTTCCAACTATTTATATTGAAAATGAAAGTAATCCATTTCATATTACACCATCTGAAGAAATATTTAAAGTTATTTCTGAAAAAAATAAAGAAATTATTCAAAAGACCGAAGATAGGGAAATAATTACAAAAGACGAGTATTCAGAGTTAATATTTAATGTTGGCAAATTAGATATTAACATATTAGACGATGCTTATGTAAATGTGTATGATATTCCAGGATTAAATGATGCTAAAACAAAAAATATATATTATGACTATTTGGAAGAAAACTTCTTAAAATTTAATCTTGTCATATTTATTGTTGATATTCACTCAGGTTTAAACACATCAGACGAAATAGATATTGTTAACTTCATTACTAATAATACTCGCTATCAATTAGAGAAAAATAATAAAAAGATATATACGCTTGTAGTCGTAAACAAAGCAGATGATATGCAACCAGATAATGATAGTGAAGACACTGATAAACTAATTTTGACTGGTGAATTGAATGAGATGTATGAACAAGTTGAAAAAACGATTAAAAGTGAGTTTGAAAGAAAAAATGTAAAAGAACATTTAATAGGTATTATGCCTTTGTGCGCGATTGATTCGTATCTGTATCGAATGGTAAAGAAACATGGAAACGATTTTAAACTAAGTCCGGAACAAATTCTTAAAATAGGTATTAATGAAAATGGGAAGAAATTCAGTACATTGAAACCCGCAGTTCAGGAAAAGAAAGTATATGATATTCTTCAAGATAAGGAATTTATTGATACTATGATTAAATTATCAGGATTTAGTTGCTTAGAAAAGACGTTACATAAGTTTCTAGGCGAAAACAATACAGGTAAAACAATAAGAATTAATAATTTATTATATAAGTTATCACAATTACCAGATATATTAAAAATTATTAATGATGAAACAAATTTAGTTTATTCGGAATTGTTAGATGATTTATTTGATGAATATTTTGAAATATATGATAACATTAAAAAGATTGATGAAGAAAAGTATTATAGTTTATGTACAGAATTGTTAGATGATATAGTTACTATTATTAAGATTAAATCATTAAATTATAAAGGTGTAAATGAATTAATTGATGATTATTATACTTTTAGTAAAAATACATTGTGTACATATTTTGAGGAGTTTTATAATGAAGATGATAATAAATTTCCTGAATATATTGAAACACAAGTATTAGAAATTTATAAAAGTAATATTAGGAATGATACATCATTCACAATTAATAATATTGTATCTATTTTAACTAGTTTATACACATTAAATATGAATTCAAACACAAATATATATAGAGTTGTTAGTTATATCATTGGAAGAAGTCATAATTTTAAATATGCTTTAAATATTGAAGAAAAATTAGATATGTCTAATAATAAGTTTAATGAATTATTAGACAATGATGAAGATAACTATTCTAAGTTTATTGAATTATTAAATAATATAAAGTCACAAGGAATTAACATTGATACTATTAATACATTATTAAGATTCGTATTAATTTACAAAATTAAAGATAGTTCAGACAATATAGCATTATTATATGCGAAAAAAATGCTATATCAAAGCCATAATGAAATTCCAGTGTCAAATTATATTTCACAAATGTTATATGGAAAAGAAGCAGATGAAATTATATTTATTAATGGACTTGATATATCTGAATATGAAAATGAATTAAAATTAGACTTGTATTATTTGAATAATTTGAATAAATAATTTAATTCAATATTTAATTGATGTATTTTACTAACTAACAAAATAATAATTCAAATACTTTTTTCCATTTGTTAGTTTGTTAAAGAAATATAAAGGTAAAATTATATATAATTATAAATGTCTACAAAAATAGTGAATATATGTATCTTAGATACAGACATATTGCCTGATATTATAAATACATTTACGCCTGAAGAAAATTATATGATGCTAAAAATTGGTAGCGATTGTATAAAAGAGGGACGCAAAGTGGTTTCAACATTAACGCAAAAAGAAATATATCAAAAGTTAAAAAATGAGACACAAAAAGATATTCAGAAATTAGAAATGGATTTGTTAGTTGAGAAGAAAATGAAAAACCAAATAGAAGAACAAATTAAAAAAATCTATGAAAGTCAGATAGATAAATTAAAGAAACAAATAGATGAATTAAATAACCAAGTGATTGAATATGCAAATGATAATTCATCAAAAATACAAAAAGAGATTGATAAGGTGATTGAAAAGAATAGACTTTTGTTAGATGATAAGGATAGACAAATATCAAAATTTACAGAAACCTATCAAAAGTTAGTAAAACAAACAGAAACAAAGTCAAGTAAAAAAATTGGAGATGAAGGTGAAGAAATATTTTTTACATTATCGAATACATTTAAGGATTTTCCAAAATATAGAATAGAAAAAAAAGCACATATAGGACACAAAGGTGATTTTCATTTATTCTTTGAAGATTTTAATGTGTTAGCTGATATGAAAAATTATTCTGGTTCAGTTCAAAAAAAAGAAATAGAAAAGATTGAAGAAGATTTAATAGCAAATAGTTCAATGAATTATGCTTGGTTAATTTCACTTGATACAAATGTTGCAGATTGGAATCGATTTCCTATAATGTGTAAATGGGTTGCTACAGAGTCAGGTAAAAAGTGTATTTTAATTATTAATAATTTTTGTTCGCAACATAAGAACCTAGAAGATGCATTAAGAAATATATGGTTTATGACTAATGAAATACATAAATTAATGAACCAAACTAACATTGATGATTGTGATATTAAGATAATGAAAGAACGTGATTATAATGTCATACAAAAAATAAAAAATACGCAAAAAAGATTAACTGAGTTGAAACGAAATGTAACAAGTATGTCGCAAATTGTAAAAGAAACAGACAATGAGTTAGTTGATATGTTAAATATATTATCAAATGAATTATTATTAAATAATTCTAACACAAGTATAAAAATAAAAGAATGGTGGACAGAAAATATTGAATATGATGGAGATTCACAATGTAAACTAACAACATCAGAAATTTGGAATAAGTTTAAGAAACAAAATATAAAATTTATTCATGAAACAGGATTAACGATTGATGAATTAAAAGATAAAATAAAACAATTTGTTAGTTCAGATAATTATATAGAAAAGTCAAAAGGTGGTTCAATTGAATTTGTTAGTTTCAAGTTTAAACCAGAAGTAACTATTTCCGAAACAATTCAAGTAGAGTTTAATAATGTTATTGAAAAGAAAATAGTTCCTGAGAAAAAAACAAAAACGAAAGTAAAGAAAATTGCGAATAAAGATTTTGTAGTTAATGAAGAAATAGATAATGAAATAATTAATGAATATAATAATACTGATAAGAAAGTGATGGAATTAGCTAGCGAAAATAATTTATTAACATGGCAAGTTATTTCTATGTTAGTTAAAGCGAATAATATTAAAAATAGAAATGAAGCAAGAGGTTATGAAGAATATATACAATCACAAGAATATAAAGACCAAATAAATAAAAAACAAAATGAAAAAAAATAATTATGATGGTTTTGCGTGTTGTATATTTAGGAAACGCAAACCCCTTTGCTATATTAGGGTCCCTTCCCTAATAGTTTCCTAAATATAATTTTTTTTTATTTTTTAAATACAAAATACCGTCACAAAAAATATTTTACAAAATTGTAATACACCTTTATATAAATTAAAAATCAAATATATTTAATTTATATTATAATGTGACGAAATATGGTTTCACAATAAAACAATATTACAAAATATATACTTTGTTAGTTGTATTATACTTATTTATTAATATCTAATATAGTAAGACCAAATATGCTAACAATATTGCCAACATATCGATACAAATATGGTTCTTACTGACATTTAAGTATGATAAGTTTGTATTATATTTTGTGACGATATATGGTAACAACTTTGTGTCTGAAAATGACGGATATATGCTAACACTGAGAGTTCAAAATCTGAATAGTTCTGAAATATTT